AGCTTCCCAAGCTGAGGGTCGCGGGTTCGAGTCCCGTTTTCCGCTCTCTTGAAAATCAAGCAGTTACAAATAAAGTAGCTGCTTATTTTTTTATGTATGCTGAATAACATTCCGCTTTTAGACCCTTTTAAACCCTTTTAATCTTATCTTTGTATGCAAATCCTATGCAAATTTTCAGATTTGCATAAACTAAAAACATAGATATATGGCAACGGTTAAATTCTACCTTGATAAAAGAAGGCAAAAAAAAGATGGTACTTATCCGATAAAGTTGAATGTATTCCACAACAAACAAATAATGATAGCTACGCAGCTAAGTGCATCGGAAAAAGAATGGAATGGGAATGAATATTCTGTGCGTGCACAAAATTACAAGCCGAGGAATATAGTTGCCCGTGGAATAATAAACAAGGCGGAAACAGTAATATTTACTTTAGAGCAACAAGAAAAGTTGAAATCAACTACAGACAAAGCTTTGAAGAAGTTGATAGAGGACGCTATAAGTAGCAAGGTTGAAAACCAAAAGACGTTTCTCTATTATCTTGATGAATTCGTTTCCAAGAAAACCAATCAGGGGACTAAGTCTATATATACAACCACAAGAAACAAGATTGAGGAATACGATAGTCATTGTACTTTTGAGAGCATGGATAAGTCATGGCTGGAAAACTTTGAAACGTGGATGGCAAAGACGATGAAGGTTAATGCCTACGCTATTCATTTACGGAACATACGTAGTGTATTCAACTACGCCATTGATGAGGAGTACACAACATTGTATCCATTCAGAAGGTTTTCAATAAAGAAAGAGGAAACCCGAAAACGCAGCCTTACAGCAGAACAACTTAGGTTATTGAGAGATTATCCATGTGAGGAATACCAGATTAGATATAGGGATATGTTCATGCTCATGTTCTATCTCATAGGAGTAAATGCAGCCGATTTGTTTAACGCAAAACATTCTGCATTGGTAAATGGTCGTTTTGAATATAAAAGAGCTAAGACGGGGAAATTATACAGTATTAAAGTAGAACCGGAAGCGCAGGCTATAATTGAGAAATACAAAGGGAAGGATTATCTTCTTAATATAATGGATGACTACGGAAATTACAAGGATTTCCTACATCGTATGGGAATAGGGTTAAAACAGATTGGAGAGACAGAAAGGAAGGGATTGGGAGGGAAAAAGAGTAGAAATCCTTTATTTCCTGATTTGTCCTCATATTGGGCAAGACACACATGGGCCACGGTAGCGGCAGAACTCGATGTCCCCAAAGAGGTAATCGCCCACGCGCTTGGGCATAGTTGGGCGAACAGCACAACGACTGACATCTATATCCATTTTGACATGCGAAAAGTAGATAAAGCTAATCGGAAAGTTATCGATTATGTAAATGTTTTTAAGAAGTAATAAGGAAGTGGGGAGATAAATATTTTCGATAATTATACCAGTTATTTCGGATAGATAGGTATGATATTCCAAATAATTACATATCTTTGCGAAAGCATGTCAAGTGGCATGCTTCCCATACTGACGAAAAGACATGAAAAAACTTACAATCAAACAAGAGAATTTTTGCAACTACTACATCGAAAGCGGCAATGCTTCCGATGCTTATCGTCGTGCCTATTCGTGCGAGAAGATGAGAGACAAACAAGTGTGGGAAGAATCTTGCAAATTGTTGTCTAACCCAAATGTAGCCCAAAGGGTTAAAGAGTTGCAGGAGGAACAAAAAAACAAATCGGATATAACTAAAGAACGCATTCTACAAGAATTGTCCGGTATAGCTTTCTCATCCATTGCCAGCATGTACAACACATGGATAGAGCGTAAAGAATTTGATGAGCTCTCTGACAAAGAGAAATCAGCAATAAAAAGTATATCTACCAAGATATTGAAAAAAAATATCGGAACAAGTGATGCTCCGGAAATTGTAGATGTTGAATATGTGAAGATAGAACTTTATGATAAGATAAAGGCTATTGAGCGTATATGTAAAATGCTTGGGTTTGATGAGCCTACCGAAATAGAGATGAATACCAGCAAACCCATAAGTGTCGAGGAAGCAAAGAAACTGATAGAAAGGCTATGATGGACGGTGTGCGGTATCTACAAGCATTTTGTATGTCGGGCGTTCTCAATTACACAAAATTTTTCTTTAAAAGTAAAACAGGGCGCAAATTTGTGGTGAGCAGACACCATGAACGCATATGTAATGCGTTGGATGATGTTATTTCCGGAAAAATTCAAAAACTGATAATCAATATTGCACCACGATATGGAAAGACCGAATTAGCCGTAAAGAACTTTATATCATACGGATTGGCACTCAACCCTTCCTCAAAGTTTGTCCATCTCTCATATTCTGACGATTTGGCTCACGATAATTCAGAAGAGATTAGAGACATAGTTAAATCAGAAGAGTATCAACAGCTGTTCCCGTATGTCCAGATAAAGAGAGGCACAGACAGCAAAAAGAAGTGGAGTACCACTGCTGGCGGTGGTGTATATGCGGTATCAACAGGTGGACAGATAACGGGATTTGGCGCTGGAGAGGTGGACGATATAGATGATAAAGAAACAGAAAAAGAAATAGATAGCATATTAAAGGGGGCAAGGTTTTCCGGCGCCATTGTCATAGACGACCCTATTAAGCCGGAGGACGCTTTGTCTGACGTGAAAAGGGAAAAGGTTAACCAACGCTTTGAAACTACTATCCGTAACCGAGTGAACAGCCGAAACACCCCGATTGTAATAATCATGCAGCGCCTGCATGAGAATGATTTGTGCGGCTATCTTATGAAAACAGAGCCAGGGCAATGGACTGTTCTTTCATTGCCGGTCATAGAAAAAGAAGCGGACGGGAAAGAATTTCCTTTGTGGGAATTTAAACACACATTGGATGAATTGCATAATCTTAATAGAATAAATCCATTCGTCTTTGAAACACAATATATGCAGAACCCTACACCTATAGAAGGTCTTATGTACGGTACATTCAAGACTTATAGGGAAATACCATATACCAACCGTGCCATTCGGAAAAATTATACTGATACCGCAGATACGGGCAGTGACAGATTATGTTCCATAGATTATGTGGATACAGAAATAGGCAACTTTATTTTAAGCATACTGTATACGGACGCTCCTATGGAGGTTACGGAGCCGAAAGTTGCAGCTTTGCTTGCCAAAGATAGAGTAACCATAGCTAACATTGAAAGCAATAACGGTGGACGTGGTTTTGCCCGAAACGTAGAGCGGCAATCACGGATAATGGGCAATAATGAAACAGAAATAAAATGGTTTCATCAGTCGGGGAATAAGGAAGTTCGAATATTTACCCGCTCCGCTGAGGTTATGAATCTTACATATATGCCGGAAGGTTGGGAAGTGCTCTTTCCTGAATTTTATGCAGAGATAAAATCTTTTAGGAAGTTCGGAAAAAACGCACATGATGATGGGGCAGATGCTCTTACCGGAACCGTAGAAAAACGCGGAGATTTTGAATATGACAGCTATGAGGCTGCGACAGTCGCATTTTCCGGCATTCCAATTGTAGAAATACATCCACTGCTTAATGGGCGTTTTCTGTATGCGAAAGCGTATGTTGTACATGATACAATATATGTGGACGATGCGTATATAGGAGAATTGATTCCCATCAAAGAAATCGCCGCGCTGGTCGCTGGTGCCGATGTAAACATTGAGACTTCGCAGGCGATGCTTCATTATATACGCGATTATAGGGCTGAAATAGGTGATGTGTGGGCAAGGCAAGAAAATACAGGGAAACTTTCTTATATTGAAGCATTTAAGGGGCTAATTCGAGATTTTAAATTCAAGAGAGATAATAAAATGTCCTTATTTATGCGTAATCTAATGGACTATGACGGCAAAGATGTCTATGAAGCAATGTATGTATTGTGTTGTATAGCGGATAGAGTAAAAAGAAAATCAAAAAAATAATCATAAAAATGCTATTAGTTATTTGGAATTAGTCTAAATAATATATATATTTGCACACGTAGGGTCACTACAAGCGTGTGAAGTTGCACGCAACCGTATTAATGGACTAAAACACTAAATATATGGGAGTGGCCGCATTAATTTGCTGTCGCTCCTGCTTTGTATATGGGCATATTTACTAAATTTTGGAAGCCAGAAAATAAAAAGTCTATCCCGATGTATGATAATGTAAATCGGGTAGAAAGAGATGCAGCAGGAAACTACTGGTTTTTGTCCGATTTGTTCGGAAGGTGTTCCAAATGGAAAGTATATTATGACATGACTAACAATTTGGATAAAGCCGGAGCGCTTGTTTCCTGTACGCCTTTCTTCACTGTAGTTGATAAAATCGGTTCTATGATGTCCCGTGGTATTCCTTATGTGGTAGATAAGGATGGAAATGAAAAAAGGACATTTGCCGATATACGTAATATACTCAACGCTCCCAATCCGCTGCAAACATTCTCTTCATTTGTAAAGCAAATTGAAATATGTCTTAAGGTATTCGGCTATTGTCCAATTGTTCTTGTTAGAGCGACAAAAACAAGCACTCCTAAGGCAATGTGGATAATTCCACCTGAGATTTTCCATATGGAAGGAACCGGTAAGGTGTTTCGCCAATACGAACTGAAAAATATTATATCAAGTGTATATATAGACTGTAACGGAACTCGATTAGAGTTGGAGGATTATGAATACCTTGTAATATATGACAGCAATATAGTAATAAATAGCGGTGCGACTGCTGATGTCAAATTTGAGTCCGTTTCAGATAGCCTTTCCCAGCCTATATCAAACTGGGTAGCTTCTATGTCTGCAAGCCATACATTGCTTGTAAATGGTGGTCCTAAAGGCGTGCTCTATAATGATTATACTGACCAGATGGGAAATGTTGCCCTTTCCTCGGAAGATGAAAAGGATATAAAGGACAGATTTAAACGTGATTATGGCTTAGTAAACAAGGAATATCCCATTTTGGTGACACGTTACAAATTAGGATGGCTTCCTCTTGATTTTAATGCTGATGAATTAAAACTTCATGAAGAGGATAAGAGGTGTACAGATAAGATTGCCAATGCAATGGGCATAAATGCCAATCTTTTTACGGATGCCAAATACGACAACCTTGAAAGTGCTGGGAAAAAGGCTTATCAGGACGTAATCATTCCAGATAGCCGAAAGATAGCAGAATGTCTTTCAAAAGCCATATGTCCGGAAGGTGTTTTTATTAAGATTGATTTTACAGATGTTGAATGCCTTCAAACCAATAAGGAGACAGAAGCCAAAACATTGGTTAAAGTTGCTGATGCCTTACAGAGATTGATAGATAAGTCTTTGATAACACATGATGAGGCACGTATAGAAGTTGCAAGATACATAGATATTGACCCGGATAATCCAAAAGGAGATTTTGATAGCAATGCAGCAAGCAGTGCATCTGTTGAAAATAACGTCAATAACAGTAAGGAAAATGGAAACAATGACAAATAAATACAAAGATAAGATGGGGATGCAGTATAAATTGTTCTCCATAAACTCGAAGGATGTCCAATATAGCCCCGAAAGCCGGACTATCAGCGGATACGCTGCTGTATTCGGAAACATGGATAAGGCTCATGATATTCTATTGAAAGGTTGCTTTTCAAAAAGTATCAATGAAAGAGGGCCGCAAAGCCAGGCAAATGACAAAATTATACTCCTTTGGATGCACGACATGTCAGAGCCTTTGGGATTTATTACAGAATTGAAAGAAGATGATAGAGGGCTTTATTTTGAGGCGCGCATTGATGAGATTGAACTTGGAGATAGGGCCATAAAACAACTTGAGTCAGGCACGCTTAATCAATTCTCTATTGGTTATGAGTATGTATGGGAGAATTGCGAATGGGATTACGAAAAAGAAGCCCTGATTGTTAGAGAGGTTAAGCTGTATGAAATATCGGTGGTATCAATTGGCTGTAATGGAGAAACCGAGTATTTGGGATTGAAGTCAATTGAAGACTACGAAAACGCTTATAAGGATTTAAGCGGTGAAATTTCCTTGTTATGTAAAAATATGAGTACAACCAAGCAACAGCGTTTGCAAAAAATTATAGCCAAAGCAATGTCACTTGCATCTTTTAGGCCGGACGGTGTTATACCTGCTCCACCCAAAGGGATGGAAGCCGGCAGTAATGGCAAAACGGAAGAAAAATCATTATGTAATTTATTAAAACTAAAATCGGTATGAAATTAGGATTTTTAGAACTTATGGACACATCCGGCTTGTCCGAAGAAAACAAGAAGTTTTTTGAATCTTTGGACGAAAAAATGGGAGAAGCCTTTGAAAAACAAGTGAAAGGCTATCTTGCGGATGAAGTGAAATTGGAAGATTTGCGTAAATCCATAAAGGATGCCGCTGATTCCATAAATGACATCAAGGAAAAGGATTTTGCCGGCATTGACAAAAAGACTTTTGAGGAGAAGGTTAATGAATTGGAGAATGCCATTTTACGTGTAAAGGCTTCTACCGAAGTAGGTAAAAACGGGGAGGTAAAGATTAAATCTGTTTATGAGCAGCTACACGAACAGCTCAAGGAGTATATTGCTGCGGACAAGAAGGGCGTTATGTCTCTTGATTTGAAATCGGCTTGTCAGTCGGCTCCCGGCAATAAGTTGGGATTAAATCTTGTGCTGGAAAAGAAAGACGCTGCAACTATTACTTCCGGGTCCCTTGCTCCGCATTACGGACTTGAGGTTGACCCAAATTTATCAGTCAATCCGAGAGCGCAAACCGTCATTAGAAAATATGCAAATGTATCAAGCACAAATAATAGGGCTTTGGTTTATGCGGAATATACAAGCAAGGACGGAGATGCTGCATGGGTTCCTGAAGGTGGGCTAAAGCCTTTGATGGATGCGACATTGACAGAAAAAACAATAACCGCTGCCAAAGTGGCTATTGCTGCTAAATTTACAGAGGAAACGCTGTCGGATTTTCCCAGCTTCGTCAATGAAGTTGAAACGGAAATGGTAAATAAACTTGGAATCAAAGAAGAGCAGGGAATTTTGTCAGGCAATGGCTCTGGTGGAGAAATAAAAGGCGTTGCATCGGATATGCCGGCATTCTCTCTCTCTACTTTCTATGTTGAGAAGCCAAATATGTTTGATGCTCTTGTGGCTGCATATTCGCAAATTGTATCCACCAGCGAAATGGCTTATCGTCCGAACCTTGTACTGATGAACCCATTGGATTATGCGTCCATGCAGTTGGCTAAGGATGCTAACGGTCAATATCTCCGCCCATTCCGATATGGAGATGAATTGATTCAGGGATTGCGTGTAGAAACGACCACAGCAGTAAAACAAGGAGATTTCATCATGGGTGATTTCTCATACTTGAACATTCGTGACTTGTGGGAATTGTCTATTACCTTAGGATGGGAGAATGACGATTTCCGCAAGAATATCGTGACTGTAATCGCAGAGAAGAGGCTGATGTGTTATATCAAGTCGCAATATAAGACCGCATTTGTAAAGGACACATTCTCTACTGTAATAGAAGGTATCACTCAAGAAGCATAAGGAGAATAATTATGGGAAAAGAATATAGAATAAACCTGACTAAGCGTTATAACGTAACATTTGTCAAGGATGGTGTGAAGTATAAAACAGGCGATGAAGTTTCAGTCGGAATGGCTCTTGCGAGCAAGTTTTATGCCGAGGGTAAAATTGAAGCGACAAACGAACTGATTAATGATGCCAGAGCGTTGGGTTGCGAGGAGTTGTTCACTAAACGTAAATCTGCGAAAAAAGATACGGTATGATAATTGACTACGAATCTTTCACCGGGTTGCTGAGTGTCGGGATAAATCCTGACACTGGCGCTCCCTCTATAACAAGAGATGCGGAGTTGGGCAAAATAGAATCATATATTTCCGTATATGAACAGGAATATTTGATTCGTATACTTGGTGAGGATATGTGTAAGGCTTTTACCGATTATCTTAATTCAAAAGAAGATGGCGTTGATGATAAATGGGATAGGCTGCTTGCTATTTTATCAGAAAAATACAGCCCTATTGCTTGCTATATATTTTTCAAGTATATAGCGGACGGTAATTACAGCGTAACAAATGTTGGAACAGTAACCTCTGCCGATGGAGATGCTGTTTCTCCACAAGTTTTGCAAATTAGGGCATGGAATGATATGGTAAATATGAACAAGCGTGTTTATAAACTTTTGCAAGGAAAGGAATATGCTGGTGTATGTTTCAATCCATGTATGTTGCGTAAAATAAACTGTATGGGAATATGAAGCCGGTAAATGATATATTTGCGGACATTGTAAAAAAGGTATCGAAAAGATACGGAAGCAATGTGTCGTTTTTATTCGGAGACTGGGCCTACATAAGCAATCAATTAACTTTATGGGGTAAAAGCCCCAAGACAAGTAAATTGAAGTTTCCTATAATATGTCTTTATTCTCCGTTCACGGAAGATAGAAGTTCTGCCGAGACAGAGGTTAGCCTGGAGTTTATTATTATGGTAAACACTTTGAAAGGGTATTCGAATGAAGACCGGCAAAAGACTTCCTTTGAGCAGGTATTGCGACCTATATACAATCTTTTCTTGGATGAAATCAAGAAAGACATAAACATTGTCCGTAGTTACAATGATGTGGTTCCACATTCCTACATTGAAAACTACAGATATGGAAGGGTTGGAGTTATAGGAGAAGACGGGAAGCCATTCAGTGATTTTATTGATGCTATCGAGATGAAAAATGTAAATTTAACCATTAAAGAAGTAAAATGTTATGGCAACAGATTATAGAAAGTGTCCGGGCGTTGCAACTTTTAATACAGGTAGTTCCGTGTGTGTGCTTGACCCCGGTAAAATAAAAGCTATCATACTGACTATTCACGGTCATAAGATACCTACAGAGAAAACAGCGGAAGCCTTTGAAAAGGCTTGCCATGCAGACCGTCCGGGAAGAATATTCCCTATCAAAACGATTGTGGAATATGCACCTTCCGGTGGAGAGGCTCAAACTTCTGCTACGGGATACGGCCCTACTAAAATCACAAGCTATTCAGCTAAAAATGATGTATGGACTTTGCAGGACTACGATGCCAGCTTGAAAGCAAACATCATGGTGGCAAAGAATGTGGCATTTGATGCTTATTTTGTAGATGAGAACAACGTCATTTACGGAATGAATGACGGTACGAAAGATTTGGCGGGCATTCCACTGTCCGGCGTTTATCCGGGCGGTCAGGATTGGGATTCTTCCGGTACAGAAGCCAACTTGACTATCGCAACCATGTTCAAGGATTACGAGAAATATATCAAGAACGCGGATGTGAGAGCTTATGATTTTGATGTCGTTGACGCATTGAAAGGATTGGTATATGTTGATTTGGTATCAACAGAATCAAACAAGTATAAATTGATTGAGCACTTCGGAAATTTGGATATTACGGAGTATTACGGTGAATTACTGGCAAAGAATGCAGAAAACGCGTTGGACGGGGCGACAAGTGCTTCTTATGCTAACGGGGTCATTACTACCGTTGGCGAGGGCCCCGTTACCCTTGCATCTCCCTCTGTATTGCAAGAAGCCGGAATTACAGGTATTGAGGCTTGGACATGATAGTAGAAGGTGTGACATTCAATGAAGAGAGGGTGAGAAATATGAAGAAGAGGGACTTCATAAACACACATAAGAATGTGTTTTTTCTTGACCGACCGCCCGAAGAAAGGGAGAAAACCCTTTCGTCCATCTACGATGATATAGCATCTTCCGGTGCGGCAAGACAGAAAAAAGATGATTGTATATTATGATGGTGGTATCGTTTAATTAGGGGCGTTCATTCGCCCCTAAATTGTCTTGACTATGGCTAACATTATTGAAGCAGAAGAAAATTTCAGACGGTTTGCTACCGGATTTGAACCGATGATACGGGATATTATGGTAAAAAACAGAGAAGAAGTTTCCCAATATATTGTAGAACAACTATGGTCAGGTATTAACGGAAATGATAAACCATTACGCCCTACTTACCTTAATGACCCGTATTTCAATACCAAAGAAGCGGGGTATTGGTATAAGAACGCCAAAGGCTATGCAGCTTTCAAGCAAAGGGTAGCCCCGCTTATGTATTCTTCGCTGATAAACGCTCCTGTAAGTTCAAAAGGGACGCCAAACCTGATAATTACGGGTGAATTTCACGATTCTATTACAGCCGTACCGATAGATAAGGGACTGAGGATTGAAAGTGTGGGGATAAGCTTTAGCGGTGATATAGAAAAGAAATACGGACAGGCGATTTACAAGGTCGGTTCTTATGCAAGAAAGGCATTCATGGAAAGGCATATAAAGCAAGGTATTGCGGATTATTTTAGAAAATTCGGTTTATAATGGGATGTGCGTGTGAAAACAAAAAGAGAATGGCAGATATAGCTAAGATGCGTTCGCTTGCAAGAAAAGCCGCAAAGATGGAGGGGAAAGTATATATCCTTTATGAGAAAGACGGGGTTTTCAATTTTTGCCCGAGAGGCGAAATGTTCAACGGGAAACTGATTGAATATGTTTGGTTCTGATATTAAAAAAAGAACACTGTTTTTTGTATAACCCCCGTAATTTTTCTGCCTTTAAATTGAAAAATATTAAAAACAGAACAAAGGCGGGATAACTCCCGCCTTATACAATCATTTCCTGGTTATTATACTCATGTGTGGGTATTTGGTTTCATGAATTGTCGGCTTCTTGGGCTTTTCTCCTTTGAGTTCTGCAAGTTCCGCCTTGACTTCCTTAAGTTCGTTCAATAAATCCGTATATCCTTTCGTCAATCTGAGGATGTGTTGCATCATTGCTGTGCTGATTTCCATAATAGATGAATATTTGTTTTAGTCGTTATTTCTGCCATCTGCCCGCCAGCCGTATTGCTGACGGGGTATCATAACGTGAACGTTGGTCGAAACCTCAACGTGCATCTATGCTTGGTTATGTGGCAATATATTTTTGGGTATAGTTATATCTGTCCGCATAAATGCGGATAACACAAGTAGTTGTTAATATAATATTGATTAATTATTATTTAGCAAAGATACTATGCACCATTGCACGCCCTTTCTCCGTGAAAACCGTGTACGAGCTTGTACCGATGCTTCCGTCATTTCTCGTAAACTGATGCGTTCGCATTTTGGTGTAACCCTTACCTTGATACTTAGCTGTCAGCATCCACGTGCCCGATTGGTAGAACATCACCTTTCGCTCTTTGAGTGCCTTGTGGAACTTGGCGGCATCCATCCCAACCTCTTTTGCAATCTGCGTGGACGTATAAGTGTTGACGGATTGCAGGACGTTATCCACGTACTGCACTTTCGGGGCTGCTTGGCGTAGTTGTTCTTCTTGTAATGCGTTCTGCTGTTCAAGACGCTTGTTTTCGGCTTGTAGGTTCTCAACCCTTTTCTGCAAAATCTGCTGGGAACGCATAAGGATGTAATCGTCATTTTTGAGCAATGCTTCCCGTTTGTTGAACTCATTGATAAACCTTTCTTTGAACTCGCCTGCTTTTGCGCCAGTATACCCCATGACAAGGAAGCTGAAACCATCTTTTGTCATTTCATAAGCGGTCTGTTCTCGATTTCTACTATCAATGTAGGTAATAACGCCAAAATTGGCAGCATTAAAACTCGCTGAACATGAAAGGCTTTCAATGTCTCTGACTACTTTACTATGTTCTTTTCCGAACACTTCTGCAACAAGTAATGAAGTAGTCACATCATTACCGTTGCTGTTTTGAAATACTAAATTTTCCATAACTTGTAGCATTTAAAGTTATTAATGAAAAACAATAAAAAGCGGTTGCCATATACGCTGCTACAAGTTATGGTCTCAATTCGAGAGCAATTAAACTTACGTATAGACAACCGCCAATATCCTAAATATGGGCATAAAAAAATACCCATATATAATATATGAGCAAATTAACCGCTTGCTCTGCGAATTGGTTACGACCAATAACTTGTAGCACTGCAAATATAGCAACATTTTGTCAATCTGCAAAGGGATTTCGTTATTTAGACGGCGTATAAATTACCCAATATTTTATTGCATTTCTTGGAAAGCACTCCTTTTCTCCCTTAATTTGCTTAACAATATTAACAAATACATAACATGGGAAACACAAAAAACAAGGATTTGCATATAGAAATTGCATCAATAGAGGAAGATAAACCGCTTAACTGTCCTAAAATTTGTAATCGTTGTGAAGATTGTTATATAATTGGCGATCTTGAATTTGGGACAGAGAATGCTAAAGGGATAAAAATGTCTCACGCTTATTTGATAATACAAAATTTATCAGATGAGCCTATAAGTATAGAATCAGATAATTTTACAGCAATAGATGATAATGGCTTTTCATATAATGGTGCGAAGTTTGGATGCAATTATTATGGAAGTAAGAAAGAGTATTATACAGAAAGATATGAATTGCATCCTTCATCAAAAGTTAGATTCTTAGTGCTGTTTAAATCAAAGACAATATCCAGGATTATATATAGCAGCATATTTGATGACTACTATTATGATCTAACAGTAAATGATAAAAAAGAATGCCATGTAAATATTGATTTTCTAAGGTTGAAGCTAAATGAAGCGAACGCAGTTATATCAAATTTAAAAGAAGAACTTTCTACAAAAATTAAAGAAACCAATAGATTGCAAGAAGAATTAGAGGAATGCACTCGTGAAAAAGAACGGTTAGATGATTATTGTAGGGAAAATTATAGTGCAAAAGCAATTCATCAGAGAAGAATGGAGGAGTTGCTGTGCAAATATGAAGAGATAGAAGATGATGATTATTATAGAGTTATTTCATTAGAAGAACACGACACTGTTTCATTTAATAGAGAATTTGATAAATCAAAGGGAAATTATAATTGGATAAATGAAGGAGATGCTTTGATAAGTCTTAGGGCTGATAATACAGGATATGGGTTGGATGGTAGAACAATTATCAAAAGCCATGTTTCAGGAATATTTGAGTTTAATAAAAATAAAATGATTGGATACAAGGAAGAGATATGTAGAGTAAGAAAGTATCCTCAAAAGATGAAAAACGAAATAATAAATGAATTGGAAAAACAAGAGATAAAGGAAAATGTATATAAAAAAGAACGAAAAAAAATGATTGAAAGAGAGGTGCTTGATGAATTAATAGAAGAAGGAAAAGTATTTAATGTATATACTAAAAAGGATGGAAATCGAACTACCATACCAATGGATATAGCAAATGCTGTATGGAATAGAGATGGTGGAAAATGTTGCATGTGTGGTAGTAAGGAAAATTTAGAATTTGACCATATAATACCCATTTCCAAAGGAGGTGCAACAACGTTTAGAAATCTTCAAATTCTTTGTAAAAATTGCAACATAAAAAAATCTGATAACATTTAAAAGCTTATGAAAAAACTATTATTTTTGTTTCTGATTTTGCTATCAGTAACATCATGTAAGAGCACTTATTATGAAATAGGATATTCCCTTGATTATAGAGAATATGTCAAAGACCCTAACTTTGTAATTAATCCTACTGAAATTGGGAATAAGGATTTTACTCCCGTAGGTCCAATATATTTGGAGTTTCATTCAGGAAATAAAGTAAAAAAAGAAGATAGAAACTATGTGCATGAAAAAAGAAGCATATCTATTGGAAAATATTATGTCCCTACTTATGAAAGAATGATTTCATCCGCAGTTAATAAAGCCAAAGAGATGGGCGCAAATGGAATTATTTCGTTTAGTATTGAAAAAATAGAAAAGGGTAGGTCTAATTTACCGGTATATATAATCAGTGGAAATGCAGTGATATACTAATTGCATTATTAAGATTATTTCTAAATGATAAAGCCAGACATTACATCTGGCTTTTTCTTTTTTTCTTCCCTTTCTGATTTTCATTTTTGCTTTTCTTATTTAGAAAATTCTAAATAATTCAATATCTTTGTATCACCATGTGATGTTGCATGGCACTCAATATTAGGACTTATGGCAAACGAATTTATAATTACCGATTTAGTCGACAAAAAAGCCGTACAACAATTAAAGGAACTCCGTCTTGAATTTGATAGTACAAAAGGGTCTTATGTGGAGCTTGCTAAGGAGTTGGCGCAAGGAGTAAAAACTAATCCCAAAACATTTGATGAACTTTCCCAAAAAGCACGTAATTATACCTCGCTGTTGGAGAAATTGAATAAGACGCAAGAAAATATGGCATCTATTCAGGCAAAACAACTTACCGTGCTACGTCAAGTATCCCAGCAACTAAATTCAATGTCATCTTTGCAAAAGTTAAACCTTCTGTTTGAACAGTTCGCTAAAAATATCAAGAATGCAAGTGATATGCTTGCCGGATTATCTTCCGCATCCAACCAGGTGTCTTCGGCGCAGGATAATGCGGCTAAAAGTACCCAAACAGCAAGTAATATAATAAGCCAGGCATCCACTCAATTGCAGGCGGCAAATATGAACTATGCCGCCATAATCGACACCGTACAGGCATATGATGGCGAAGTTACTAAGTTAACGGCTGATACCATAGCCAATAAAGAGGCTATGAAAAAGATTGATGCAGATATTAAAGCTCTTGGAAAATCTTATAAAGATGGGGAAATAACTTTGTCTGAATATATAAAGCAGTCTTCGCTATTAAAGCAGAGGCATACTGAATTGATGGCGCAAAATCAACAATATTCGGCTTTGATAAAAAATCATTCCACGGCAATTATTTCAGCTTCCGGCAGTTATTATGAAATGAATGCCGCCATGCTTGAATTGCAGAAAAGGTATAAGGCGTTGAGTGAAGCTGACCGGGAAAGTAGTGTCGGAAAGAATTTGATAGCGCAAGCCAATGCTTTGAATAATAAGTTGAAAGAAATTGACTCTCAATTTGGGAATTATCAAAGGAATGTAGGTAATTATGCGTCCTCTTGGAATGGGCTTAATGTTCAGACGCAGCAGTTATTGCGAGAGTTACCGTCTTTGACAATGAGTTTCAATCAATTCTTCCTTGCCATATCCAATAACTTGCCAATGTTTGTGGATGAATTAAAAAGAGCAAGTGAAGAGTTTAAGCGGATGAAAGCCGAAGGACAAACTGCGGTTCCGGTATGGAAACAACTTCTTGGCAGTTTATTTTCTTGGCAATCAGCACTTGTAATAGGTATAACATTATTGTCTGCGTATAGTTCGGAGATTATAGATTGGGTTGCGAGTTTGTTTAAGGCAAAGAAGTCAATCAGTGAAATAGCGAGTGCGGAAACTAATTTGGCAAATGCAAGGCGTAGGGGAGTTTCTGATAGTATTAAGGAAAGAACAGAGCTGGATTTGTTATACAAAGCAACGCAAGACAACAAACGTTCTATGCAAGAACGTATTGCTGCCATTGATGAGTTGCGAAGTAAATATCCTTCATATTTTGAAAATATGTCAAACGAGGAAATTCTTGCAGGCAAAGCAACCAAATCTTATAAAGAACTTCGTACAGAACTTGTTGCAAATGCTATTGCAAGGGCCCAATTGGATAAAATGACAGAAATTGCATCACAAAGATATGAAGCTTGGATAAAAAGGACTAATCAATATAACACGTATTTAAAAGCACAGAGAAAAGAAGAAGAAGCAAAATTAGCATTAGAAAAGGCTACCCAAAAGGCGAGAGAAAAAGGCATAGAAGAAGGTAGTAAGCGAGAATCTGTGTATTTATCAAAAAGAAGGTCTGATTTAGAAAAAGCACAAGAGCAAACCAAAAAAGAGGAAGAGGCTTGGAAGTTCTTATTGAAAGTGACGACCGATTACGATAAGACTTTGGAGGGAATGGCTAAAAATATCAATGTAGGAGCATTGGTTAATGACCCGGGTAAAAATAATAAAGCTTATGACGATGAAAAAAAGAAAGCGGAAGAATACGCTGAATATATCAAGAAGATAACAGAGGATTTATCCAAATCTAAAATAGAATTGATAGCTGACGGTAGAGAAAGAGAAATAGCTGAAATCAGTAAGGAATACGATGATAGGATTAAAGAGATAAAGGGTAGGACAGACGAAGAAATAGAGCTTCGGAAAAATCTTGAAACGCTGAAAGGAAAAGCCATTGCGGAAATAAACGATAAATACGATAAAGAACTGCTTGAAATAGAAAAAACAAATCTTGAAAACAGATTGGCTTCCATTGGAGAAAGCTCGAATGAAGAATTAGACAAAAGGCTTAATCTCCAAATACAACTCAATAATATGATGCGTGATGCGGAAATAAAGGATGCTGAAAAGAATGGAGAGGATGTTGTGGCGATACGCATGAAGTACATGCAACGGGAAAATTCTCTCATAATGCGAAACCTCCAAGAAAGAATTGGGTTGATTGAGGCAAATACTGATAAGGTGGTAAACGAGCAGGAAACATCCGCCTTGAAAGAAGCTAATATCATAAAAAAACAATATGCAAATGGCGAAATAAGCAAAGAGGATTACGAAAAGAAATTATATGATATTGGGGTTAAGTATGCTAAGGCGCGTCTTGAAACACTTATGAAAGAGGCGGAGGCTGAAATGTCCCTTCTTGACCCAAATAGTGAAAAGTATCAGGAGCTAGAAGACAGGTTAGCCAACCTTCAAGCACAGATAAACGGAATAAATTATGATGATGCTACCAAAAAACGGGAAGAATGGATAGACAAGTTTAAAGAGGGTTTGTCAGGGATGAACTCCGCCGCAAGGGATGCACTTGGTGAAACGGCAGGAATATTCGAGGGGTTATCTGATATAATGGTTGACGTAGCAGAGGATGGAAAGTTAAGTTTTGAAAACATGGCGGAAGCCGTAGGGAAGATAGTATCAGGCATCACTTCGCTGATGACCGATATATATGATGCCCGGATAGAAAACATTGAAAAAGAACAAGAAGCCAACGATGAAGCATACGATAAAGAAATAGAACGTATAGAAGCCCTTGAAGAAAATGGTGCAATTTCCACCGAAGAGGCAGAAGCTCGCAAACGTGCAGCCGAAGATAAGACAGCCGCCAAAAATGCAGAGCTGGAAAAGAAAAAAGCTGCATTACAAGAGAAGCAAGCCAAATGGGATAAAGCAAATTCTATTGTTCAAACGACTATTGCTACCTCATTGGCTATTATGAAAGCGTATGCAACAGCGGGACCGATTGCTGGTGCAGTATTTGCCGCAATAGTAGCCGCATTGGGAGCCGCACAAGTTGCTATCATAGCAGCCCAGCCCATTCCCAAATACGCCAAAGGAACAAAAGACCATCCCGGCGGTTTGGCAATAGTAGGTGATGGCGGCAAGAAAGAGGGTATCGTAACTAATAACGGGCTTTTTATCACTCCTGATAAGCCGACATTGGTAGACCTTCCGGCGCATGCGCAGGTAATCCCTGATTTGTCATATATCTATGACCGTAGAGGACTTACATCGGATTATGGTTTATTGGAACAAAAGCTAAAGAATATGAGAGAAGAGGGGATTGTTGTTAATGTAAACAACGATTACAGCCGACTTGAAAGAAAGATGGAAAGCAATACCAAACAATTGCAGAACATTGGTCGGATTATGAAGAAAGCCAACCATATCGCGGATTATAATTGGATTTCAAGCAGAGTATAAGATATGATATATAATGACTTAAACAAAATATGCCTTTCCCGCTTTATAGACATATTCCTGGGGGATATTGATAAGGTTGCTCAAGGCGGAAGATATAGTATCAGAGAAAAGGCTTTGGCGGCCGAGAAGCTATGCAATGAATACTTATCAATAATAGGGGGAAAGTCTGTTTCCGCCCAAATAAACCGGAAAAATGAAGTGCTGAAAATTCAAATCCGATTAAATTGCCTTGCCATATGTCAGGAACTCATTTCTTCCGGAAACTGGAGTGATGCTGTAGAAGTCATGTCTGCTTTGGGTTATAAATTCAGAGAGGGCGAACATGATAAGATAAAGAACCGGATAAGCAGCGTTTCCGCTTCTGACAACTACCGCCTTGCAAAATTGCAGGAAACATCTCCTGATATAGGGAAAATAAAAATGGATAGGGAATATTTTACCAAAGAACGCGTTTCTTTAATGTCTCATGTAAAAATGCACATTGATGAAAACACGTTCTCCGCCAAAGAATATGCCTATATGGTCAGGCGTATGTGTGATGACATAGATGCTATGATACGTTCAACTTCAAAAAAGAAATAGATATGTATTACAGATGTGAACTGTTGATAGGCGGAATGACATATGACGCCACAAATGAGCTTGTTAATTGGGACGATGTAGAGATGTCTTTCAAGAGAGGGGATTATGACGGAGTTGTTCGTAGTTTTTCCACAAAATTTGAGTTTGCCAACGGTGCTTATTCGCTATTGCTGAAAGAATATTTGTCGAATTACCTGAACTCATCCGCAACACTCGTGTTTTATACCCGGAATAACTCATGGCTGTTAAATGAAAAGTTCAGATGCGCTTTGGACTACTCCACATTTTCCTACAATGATACGACGTGCGAAATAAATGCCGTCGACAACAGTCTCGCAAGCTTGATTAAGGCAAAGAAAGGCACGCAGTATGAATATCCGGTAAAAGAAATAAAGGAGTCCCAGCCTTTGGATTATGACAGATTGTTGATGAACAGTGATATAAAATGGTCTATACCAAGTGACGCGGAAGAGCCTAATGTTTCCCATGTAATGACTGCTTATCCTAATGCTTATTATACTATTCCTTTTTATATGTTAGGACAACCGGAAATTGCGACAAAGGACATTGTAGAGGTTTTTGATACAGCTGAAAACCGATTTGAAAGTACGGAAAGTCTATTCGGAGAATATCTGTTCAAAAATATATCTGACAGGGATTTGACCATACGGATAAAAGTAAAATTCAGTATATTCATTACGTATCAGAGACCGGGCGTATCCTTCCCAATATATATACGGCTTTCCTCTTATAATGAAAATAGTAAAGAACTTAAAATATATTATCAATCTGCTACAATTCAAACATTTAATACATACACTGTCGATATTGATGAGAATTTGACAATATCTCCAGGTGAGATGATTAATTTCAATATAGCACTTGCAAAATCTGACCCTATATATCAAAATTTTCCCGTTAATTTTAAATTCAACAGTCTTGACACACCGTTAAATATAAGTTTTTCCGAGCGTGGAAAATCTGTAAAAATAGATTGTATCAGTCCTAAAATATTGCTTAACCGTTTACTGAGGTCTATAACTGATAAGAACAATGTAACGGGTGAAATCGCCACCGGAGTAGATGAGCGTTTAGACATGGCGATGATAGTTCCGGCAGAAAGCATACGAGGACTTCCCAATGCCAAAATATATACATCTTATACCAAATTCGCCAATTGGATGAGCGCGGAATTTGGGTTTGTCCCTGTAATCGGTGACGAGAAGGTGACATTTGTTCATCGTGATACTTTATTCCAAGATACAGAAATAAAGGACTTGCAGGACAGCACTTCCGATTTGGAATACAATGTGAATGCCGGACTGGTTTATTCGGGGGTAAAAGTCGGGTATGACAAACAGGATTACGACAGTGTGAATGGTCGCGATGAATTCCGCTTTACCAATGAATACACCACCGGCATTACATTGACAGATAACGTATTGGAATTAGTTAGCCCATATAGAGCCGATGCTTATGGTATGGAATTTCTTGCGGAAAAAAGAGGTGAAGATACGACTGATAGCGACAGTGATAATGATATATTCTTTGTTGGAGCATCACTTGACGGAGAAAAATACAAGCTTGTAAGGGATGGATATATAATATCCGGTGTCATATCTCCTTCTACTATGTTCAATGCCATGTATTCCCAAAGGTTTATGATTGAAGCAAACGCAAGGTATATAGGTGCTTTTGCCAACGCGTTGGAGTTTACATCATCTGACGGTAACAGTGATGTGACAATCAATGGAGTTAGCGAAAGGTCGAGTATTGTATTGGGAAACAAACTGTTCACAGTAGGAGAACTTTCCGTCAAGACCGGAGATTTGGAAATACCGTCAGACTTGAAGGGTTACATTCGGGTGGAAAGGAACGGGCATATTTATAAAGGCTACGTAAAAAGTGCAAGCTATAATTATGGACGACCGGAAGCGGTAAAATATTCTTTGATAGTCAAGAGTGTAGATTAATAGATGAGGAGATTCCATATAAGTCTATCAGGCACTCGTTATTTTATAAGGTATTATTTGGAATTGGTCTAAATAGTATGTATATTTGCGCATGATGTGTGAAGTTGCACATCACTATAAAAGGACGAAAAGACATGGTAAAAGTTGGTGATGTTTGCCCTCTTTTTTTCTCACCTGTAAAAGATAAGTTTGGGCTTGATATGGACTATATTCAGAAGTTCCACGCTTCTGATAAAATCCATATACAGGTATTCACTAATGCTTCTGAGGAAGTTTCAGCGAGCCTGAACAATCTTGCCGCAGGAAATTCTACACCAATATCACTTTCCACATATAATCATAATGACAATGTAGTGATGTATTACGCCATTCTTCGAGACTTGGAGGATGCCGTATATACGGTTACAATCAACGAAGATACATCAGAACCTTTTATCGTATGCTCCTCTGACGACTTGTTAGAGGAAACTGTGCTTATCCGTTATTCCCATAAAAGCAATAACTCCGCTTTTGATAACATATTTTGGGTAGATGATATTCAGCAAGTATTTAATTTTCGTGTGGAAGCAGGATTTAAACCTGGAGGATATTCCCCTCGAATAGATAATGAGCAATATCGCAACCAAATGCAAGAGATAGAAGAATTATACGCAGTACCTTATGATGTATATAATCTTACAATAGGAAATTCAAACGGCGTCCCTTATTGGTTTGCAAAACACATAAACCGCATTTTATGCCTTTCTATGGTGGAAATTGACGGGACAAGATATGTCCGTTCGGAAAGTTCTGTTCCGGAAATGACGCAAGTTATTGAAGATAGCCAGTTGTTCCATATAAATATGGCTCTTGAATTACAGAATAACGATATTGCAGGTATTGGCGGCTCTCCGGAAGCTGGCTCTTCCGCCTCTTTCCCTGCATTCCTGATAGACCACGCCAAAGATGGAGAGATGTTGCAATTCAGCGCAGAAAAAGCTGCATTTACTAATGTTGATAAGGTTGAGGTATGAAAAAAAGGCTTAGTAAAATATTATGGTTTGGTGATGCTCTTAATGAAAACAATCAGGCAGCTCCCCCTGCTTTATCTCCGAGTGATGAAGAGCATTTACAAGGTCTGAATCTCGGGGAAATATATATATGCGTCGCAGATGCCGACCCAGCACTGTTCATCAGGACTTCCGCCGACCGAATTGTCTACTTTAAGGCTCTTGATATAGAGGCTTTATCCAAGTTCTTTATAAGAAAAGACAGACCGGACGAAGCTGGATTTTTAATAAAGTTCTTAGGTGGATTGTTTTCAGACTACATCCAGTCCATGAACTTTTCTTCCGGTGCTCTCGGTGAAGGCTTTGTCATTAAAGTAGATAGCAAGACGGGTAAATCCTACATTGAAGTGGACGAACTCTTTGTGCGTATCAAGGCGATGTTCTCCGAACTGGAGATAAAGAAGCTTTCTTATGCAGGGGGTAACTACATGTTCACCGCTGCCGGAATGAAATGCGGAACGGTGGAAGAACACGAGGATTTTTGGCGTTGCTTTCTTTTGGTGGATGATGGAGAAACGGCTATCGAGAACCCGTTCAAGGAAGGTGACCAGATTCGTTTCCAAGACTTTAATATCAAACCGGGTGTCTACGAGAATGTGTCCAACCGTTACTATTGGCGCTTATGTGTAGGTGTTGGCGAGGATTACATAGACCTTAGCAAGACGGACTGTGATGCAAATAGCGACATACCGCAGGAGGGTGATAGTCTTGTACAACTCGGAAATAGAACAGACAAGAAGCGTCAGAACGCAATCACCTTGTCCGTGTATGGCGATGATGCACCGAGTATCCATCAGTATGCCGGGATAGATTCCTATTCTTTAGCAGGCAAGGAAGTGACGGTTATCAGTCCGCAAGGCAACAAGTTCATGGGAGACTTTATCTTGAAAACGGGAATAAACATTATGACCCAGTTCAAGATATTGGAAGATTTGATTTACTCTGAAATCTCCAAAGTGCTTGACGAGGTGCAGGCAAAGGATAATTATCTGTATAACGCATCATTTGCAAGCAATACGAACGGTTGGGAGACAAAGAACGATGTTCGTTTCTTTACTGTGAACGGAAAGTTCTTATTAGTGAATGGGGAGTTCTATTCCCGCAAGGATGCCATGGCTGCCGTTATCAGAGACGGGGATAGAAACGTGCTTCGTATTCTTTCTTCCGGAATTAAACAGTCAAATGCTGATTTAGCCAATAAACCGACCTATGAGGAAGGGGAAGAACCGGGAAAGTTCTTTATCTCTTTCCGGTATAAGGTAGCTACAGCCGGAACGCTGACAATAGGATTTCCCGGTCAGAACCTGCATTTCACCGAACGTCTTGAACCGAGTGAGGAATACGCAATGAAAGAGTATTCCGGCACATGGGACGGAACGGGCGACTTTGAATTGAAGTTTACGGGGGATATATACATACATTCGCTGGCTCTTACCGAAAACGCATTCGAGGATTTATATACAAAATTGAGTTCCGAAATAAAGCAGACGGCAGAAAGTATCAGGCTGGAAGTAAAGGAACTCTCGGAAAGCAACAATCAAAGGTTCTCACAGATTGAGCAGCGGGCTGATAGCATTGAGTTGTCTGTTTCCGAAATTGGAGACAGCGTAAAAGAGTTGGGTATTAAAATTGACGGAATAAATGATGAAATTTCATTATTCGTTAAAAAGGACGACATCATTAATTCCATAAATGTCAGTGATGAAGGAATAGTTATAAATGCCAATAAAATCAATTTAGAGGCATATACTCCCAAAAATGGAGTTATAGCTGCTATAAATTTAGGAGATGAAGGAATTAAGATTAAAGCAGAAAAAATAGATATATCCGGAGCTGTTACATTTGACTCTTTGAATAGTTCCTTACAAAGCACTATTAATGAGAAAGTTTCATCGTCTTCTCTTGGCGGACTTGCATACAAAGATGCAGTTGAGGCATCTCAATTAGGAAGCACCATAATCACTGGCGGATACTTAAACTCTAATTTTATAAAGGTAAATACCTTAGAAGCTGGATTGATTGACGGAAGAACTGTAATGACGATAGGCAGTCATGGAATTCGTATGAATGAAGGACAAATTGTCTCTGCTGAGATAGGGACTGAAAGCGTTTCCAACACTTACGGTGGATATATAATATTAAGAGAGCTTGTAAGAGATCCATCGCCTTTTTATTGTAAGCTAACAGCAATGGATTTGATTTTCTACAATCCCGATGGTTCTGTAGATAGACGTTATTAAACACTTTAACTATACAAATATATGAAAATCAATTTTAATCAACCCTTCAAAAACTACAAAGGAGAAGTTATTATAGAAGATAATGGCGCTCCGCAATTAATTAAAAATGTAGTTTCCGCATTGTTATTTAGCGGGAAATGGCTTGAAAGGAAAGCAAATGCTAAGCCGGAAGAAAAAGTTATGGCGTACGACTTAAGCATACGTGTTTACAAATCTATGGAAGAACTGGAGATAAATATCGAAGAAGCAGCCATGATTAAAGAGGCAGTTACCTCCCTTAATCCCGGCGGCTATGTACAAGTAATTAATTTAATTGAGGGGAAATAATGGAAATTACAAATGTTAATAAAAAAGGAACAACAAGAGTTTCTGATGACATACGTATCAAATACAACATGTCTGTAGACAAATCTGAAAAAGTTAGTGCTATGACAGCCAATATAGTAAAGGGAGATACTATTGTGGGGTTCTACAATGTTTCCGCCAATGGTGTTTTAGGACTTTCTTTTAGGGAGAATAATGAATTGACGACAGAAGAAATGAAACAGATATTTGACAATGCAATCAATGACTCTGTCGAAATACTAAATAAATAATTTGCGTTATGGCTTGGACAGAACAGGATTATCAAGAAATAGTTGCCCGCCTTATGGCTAACTCCATAGGAGTTAATGAAGTACCGAATGCGGACAAAGCGGATGATGTAACGTCATTGCCTGCATTTAAACCTTCAGGAAGCGACAGTGAAGCTTCTGTGGTCAATTATCCTTTAGAATTTTTGAAAGGAGAACAAGGCGAGCCAGGTATACAAGGAGAACCTGGGAAGTCATTTAAGGTAGCCGGCGAATACGCCACCCTTGAAGCCTTGAAATCCGCTGTTCCCGACGGTTCGGCAGTTGACGGGTTCATGGCTGTAGGTACGGAAGCCCCTTATGATTACTACGCATGGGTGAACGGTGAATGGGTAAGTCAGGGGAAGATAGCGGGAGGAAATGTTATTGTTCTGCCGAGAGAAATACTTGACTTGACAGGTAGTTCCTCCTCGGAAGAGATATTTGCTACATTTGGCGGTATAGATAAATACAAGGATTTGCTTGAAAAATTGAGCGCAAATAATTACTTGGTGCAGATTGGAGAACCGTCATTAGGCTCACTAAGACATATCTATACTCTTGTAGAATATTCTGTCAAATTCGCTTCAAACAAACAATCGGGAGCGTTATCTTTAAATATCTACAACGAAGACCGGCAGTTAAGAAGATTACATTTCTATTTGGAGGATAACGGCACTACAGCCCGTTGTGGGGAGGCAAGTACTTTCCAACTCGTCAAAGACTCCGACGTCCTCACCAAGACCAACACTTCACCGTTCACCCCTACGGGCGATTACCAGCCTGCAACAAAGGAGTATGTGGATAATATCGGTTATGGCAAAGTTATTGATGTAGACGGAAATGACCTAATTAATAATATTAATGCACAAGGAACAGAGGCGGAAAATAGAATTAATAGGCTATTTGGTAGTATTAACAGCTTTAAAAATGCAGTAATTGATATTGTAAATAGTCATGCTAAATATCATTTCCATCTTTTTAATTTAACCTCTAATTGTATAGAGATGGGTAGTGTATTTGCTTATGTTAGTAGTAGTGAGAATAATAGATATTTGCTTAGTTTCATATTTACATATTTAGATTATTGTAGACATTGTAAAATTGATGTCACAGACGTTTCTAAAGAAGTAATTATTAAAGACCTTGTTGCTTCCGACAACCTTACCACCCTCACCAAGAAAACCGCTGCCGAGTACGATGCTATTGGCTCTAAGGATGCCAATACAGCATATTGTGTAACCGATTAAAGGATAATGATTATGTTAAAAATAGGAGAATTGACCTCAGGGCTATTTGCTGGAGATAAGCTGATTGCGGGCAAAGAATTTGATATTAAACAACTTGTTGATAACATTACTATTGCTAATGATTTTGTAGATATTTCTGATGGTTCGAGTGTAAGAAGAATTTTAATTGTTAATCTTAGTGATAGTTCCGAGACAGTTTTGTATCGTGGTGAAGTACAAACTAAAATACCTGCACAACATATTGAATGGTATTCTTATGATATAAACAACCAAAGTTTTGCTTACTATAACGAAGGTAATACAGATTTAAGGTGTTTACTTCAATATGTAGAAAACGAGCCAATTGTTGTTACCTCTTATGTTGATACGATATGTAGTAATGGAGATAGCATGTTTGATGTTTATGATAGTACAGTCCCAATAACTGCTAATGTAGTTTGCATTGTAATGAATGCGTGAAACAATAATATTAATAAAATAACAAAGTGTTGACTTTTTTGATTATGAGAGTAAAAGTATTTTACGAAAACTGGTTTGCCAAACTTATCCTCTTTGGCAGCTACACAACTATAATGCTCTTCGGCTTCATCCTTACGAAGCTGAAGGAGTTGTCCGAAACAACTATCCGCCATGAACGGACACATCAGAAACAGTTCTTCGAGTGTATGGAGATAGCGGCTATCCCGTCCGTATTGCTGGCATTCCATGTCAGTGCGTGGTGGTTGTTACTTATCCCGCTATTCTACTACATTCTTTATTTGGCAGAATGGTTTGTGAGCTTCGTGTACCACCTGTTTACAGACAACAAGATTGGGGACGGTAAGGTCAATAAAAACGCTTACCGTGCGAGCGCATTTGAAATGGAAGCCAAACTCAACCAGGATAATCCGAACTATCTGAAAGAACGTAAATGGGGTGCGTGGTTCCGCTATTACGGTAAGATATGAAAATCCCGTCCTACTCTCACGAGCAAAACGGAATGACAGTAGTTCGCTTATTTGATAAGAGACACAAAGATAGGAATAATTGACAAATAACGATAAGATGAAGAATAACATTATTACCCAAAGCATACCGGGTGGTTTCTCGGTAATAGCAAGCAGTTTTATTGCACAGTCATTGGAACACATGATACCGTGGCTGATAGTAACGTTTTCAGTCGTTGTATGCGATTTGATGTTCGGGATAAGGAAATGCTTACTATTGGGTGAAGAATTTCGGTTTTCAAGTGCCGTGCGCCGTACTATGGGTAAAATGGTGACATACTTTGCCTTTGTCTGTATGGTAGTGATGATAAACATCGCTTCCGGAAGCAAGTGGAATATTGATGTGTACTCATGCTTGTTTGTCTGCTTCATAGAGTTCTGCTCTATCATAAGCAATATCTTAAAGCCAAAGGGATATAATTTCAACTTACTGAAAGCGTTGGGATTGTTCGGAAAGAAAGTGCTCGATGTCGAAAAAGAAGATATGAATGAAATAATAACTAAAGATAAGGAGTAACAAAATGAAAAAGAAATTGATTATCGCAGCGATTGTTATCGCTATCATCGTGGGAGTTATGCTGTACATGCACTACACACCGTTTTGGGTGAATCTAACTACTGTCGTATCATTCGGTGTCGGTGTTGTTGCCGGATGGGTGGCTCGTTTAGTTTATGACAAATATTTCAAGGAGGACGCGCAGAATGAAAGTATTGATTGACAACGGACACGGAAGCAATACTCCAGGCAAGTGTTCACCGGACGGAAGATTGAAAGAGTATGCGTATGCCCGTGAGATTGCCATACGTTTGGAAGCCGAATTGCGCAAACAAGGCGTTGATGCCGAACGTATCGTCAAAGAGGAAATAGACGTTCCTCTATCGGAGCGTTGCCGTAGGGCGAACGAATACAAGGCAAGTGACACAATCTTTGTATCTATCCACTGTAATGCAGCGGGAAGCGGCTCTGAATGGATGCGGGCGCGCGGTTGGGAAGCATGGACTTCGGCAGGTCAGACGAAAGCCGATAAATTAGCTGATAGCTTATATGCGGCTGCCGAACGACTTTTGCCGGACATGAAGATACGCAAGGATATGTCAGACGGTGATGCTGATAAGGAAAGCGGGTTTTATATCCTGAAGCACACGAAATGTCCGGCAGTCCTTACAGAGAACCTATTCCAAGACAATAAGGAAGATGTTGATTTCCTATTATCGGAAGAGGGCAAACGGGCAATAGTGGACTTGCATGTGCAGGGAATTGTGAACTATTTGAATAACTCTAAAAAGTAAACATCATGGCAGCAGAAGTTTTATCATTTCAACAAGAAGAAGGCAAAACAGCGTATTACGCAACGTTTGTCAGTGACGGTAATCCCGTTACCATACAGATAAAGAACAAGGGCGGAATGGTGACTGTATTTGCCAATATCGAGGGCATGAATCCTATCCCGCTTTCCCCAAATGCCAATCAAGCCTTAGGTCCTTCCAATGTGATATTTCGTCTTATTGGCATAGCGGCAGGTATGGAAATTACAATAAGAAGTGCTACGAAAGTGTCAGAAGCCAAAATGATTAAAGAGGGATAGCCTTATGAAACCAATCACTATCCCTCACATCAGCATTCCTATAATCGGCATTCCCGTAATCAGCATACTTACCATAGGGTTTCCCGGTGCTGGCGGAAATAAGCCGCATCCATTTCCTGACGAAGGGTATTTATTATTAGCCAATGACGCTCCATTGTTGTTGACTAATGAAGAGCCGATATTGCTTACAAGTAAAAATAAATAGTAGTATGGAAGAGAAAATAGAAAAAGGACAACAAATTGGACAACTCCCCAAAAGAGACGTTTTGACGGGTAATGAGCAGTTTCCCTTTCAAGAAGACAGAGAAAACGGTTCTATCACCCCTAACGCCCTAAAGAGTTTCATTAGTTCCGGAAAAGGTGGATATATGAGCTATATAACCGAGTATAATGTTTCCATTCATCATCCTTCATCCGGGATTGATGGCAGTAATAGATATACATTAGAAGGTGCTATTGTTCAAGTTCCGGAAGATATAAGAATGGTTGGGCTAAAGGTGTCATTCTTGAACAATAGCGGACTTGTGGAGACATGGGAATTTGCAGGTGGAGTATTTGAAAATATCGAGAACTGGAAATCAAATGAAGATAAATTGACTGACATTAGAGATGAAGCAATCAGTAAAATAAAGGAAGTTGAAAGTGATGCAATTTCAAATTTCAGTTCCCAGCGTGTTGCTCCTGATATGCTGTCCGAATCAACTAAGCAGTTTATTAACGCAAGTGGCGGCGGTACAATAAATAATCTTGCGGACGACGAGGACCTTGTGTCTGTAGACAAAGGGGAAAACTTAAGTGTTTTAAAATTTGCTGACCGTGCTTATAATCCTGGAATACATGTGGGAATGGGGTATAAAATCCTGCGCAGGAATATTATAGACGGTAAAAATATACTTACCCAAGAAATGTTTGACCGTACTAATACAGTTTATGTTATACAGTATGATTTTAATTTAGATGGTAAAACCATAAATCTTCCCAGAAGGACCAAACTGCTGTTTAATGGCGGTAGTTTGAGCAATGGAAAAATTAACTCAAAAGCTCACATTGAGAATTTTGGTGTTGATGGAAATTTTACATTTAAAGATGTGCAGTTCGGAGCCTACAGTGCTGTCATGGATTTATCCAGCTGTATTCTTCCTACAATAGAAAAAGATGGAAATTATGGTTATGATTTGTCGTTTGTATTGAATACGATAAATAAATGGAAAGCAGATAATCATTATAACCTTAATCTTAAGATTGTTTTCCCATGGTCAACACTTTATTTTATAAAGGAGACCATCTATGTTGATAAAAATGTTTCAATAGATTTTAACGGTTCGATACTTGTTCCGATAAATAGCCTTGATTTTTGTTTTTCTGTTTCTTCCCAAAACCGGATGTACGATGATACCAATACAGGTAAAGTTCAAGGCTCTTATATAAAGAATTTTGTTATAAATGATTCTTTTGGTACAAGATCTAAGTTTATGTTTGTTGCTGACAATCATGAGATTTCCAATGTAAAGGCAATTAAACTGTCAAATACTTTATTAACCTATGGCGGATATATCGAAGATGCTCCGAATGATGTTAACTATATTGACTTTAAAAATATACATGATATTGAACTGAGTAATGAAGTTCGGAAATTTGACGATATTGTTATCGGTAAAGGTGATGGCTGTAGGTTGGACGGTATCCATGGATGTAAGATAAAGATAGAAGGTTCCCAGGGATTTGTCGCATCTAATTGCGTTAACTGCGGTTTCGAACTGCGGGGAAGTCAGGGTGTGATAATCAATCATCATGACGAAGAGGCCAAAGGGTATATACTGACTAATTCTTCATTGACTATGGTTGCTTCAAAGATATGGAAACATAATAGGAACTTGATAACTATAGCTGATGATACAGATTACATGCTATATGGGAATAAGATTTGTGCTTTATCCAAATTAGTTCTTAATGATGTCATTATTGCCGGTTCATTGCATCTGGATTTTGGGCTAATACCTAAAACTGTTTATGATATTTTTTGGGATAATGCAAAATGTGATACCGCTCCAAAGATTATTCTAAACAACGCAAGGGTAAAGTCTTCATCCTACAGAGAATTTTTTAATACAGCCGGTGAGTGTTTACTGTCAAACGTCAGCTATACGGACATCTGCCAGCCACATGGTTACACTTCTGAGTTAAATAGTATCACGGCAAAGCCTGCATGGTTTGAATCGGATTTGGCTATAAGGGATTTGTCCGGTTCAAAATATGATGTGTTTTACCTTTATGATGATATGAGAAAGGCAGGCGTTAAACTGAACGAAGTGGTTTTTAATGCTACTCCCAAACCGTTTGAAGAGCAGAAATATATTGCGACAATATGTTTGTCTAAGGATTTTAGTGACATACATTATGGAACGTTGCTTTTTTATCACAAAAATAAGGATGTAATAGATTACAAATATTCTCTCGGATTAGATAATTTTGAATTTCATACAGTCAATGAATATTGGGACAATGGAGAGGATGGTTATCTGTTTTTTGACACCGGTAATGCCTTGAACAACCGTATTTTTAAAACATTATCTTCCTCTTTAGATAAATACAATGAGTGTTCTAAGTATATAAAGAACGGCATTAATTGTATCGCTTATTTAAGAGAGATACCTCAATATGGAGAATGGATAATAGGCGATATGGTAGTAGTTGATGGAAACACATATGCCTATAATGGAAAATTATGGTTGGATGCAAGCGGTACTCCGTCTTCTGTTGCCAGGTCAGGGGCAACAGGAGAGAGACCACAAAATGTTTTGGCTGGGTTCTGTTATTTTGATAAGACAATAAATAAGCCTGTATGGTGGAATGGTTCTTCATGGACAGATGCCAGTGGAGCTACGGTGTAGTGTTTTGCTCATTATTTATGGTATGAAAAATAACATCTTAGGTGAGGTGGTCTATCTATCCACCGCCATAGTATTCGGTGGCAGTACTGCACTGCTGATGCTTTTTATCAAGGAGAACAGCGACCGTTGCCACTACTATAACGGCAAGTGGAACAAAATAGACTTGCTGTGTGGAGCTGTCGCAATATGTGTAGGCATGGTTGTTAATCATTATCTGTTGAAGTTATGAAGAAGTTAGTGTATATAGTATTTCTTGTATTGACGGTGTATTCCTGTAGGACGAGGACTGTTTATATGCCGGTTGAGACAAAGGTTCTTGACAGTGTGGTTTTCCATGATACTACATTTCAAGAGAAGCTGATACCGTACAAGGACAGCGTATCTGTTGCCGATACAACGTCATTCCTTCGCAATCCGTATGCCTACAGCTATGCTTCATTTAGCAACGGGATATTGAATCATTCATTGGGTATTTATCCTCATGCTACGGTAACGGTCAAAATGCCGTATTTTATCGAAAAGATAAGAATGATTGAAGTGCCCAAGCCTTATCCGGTAGAGAGGGAACTGTCATGGTGGGAAAAATTTAAAATCAATTACGGTGGTGTAAGTATTTCGATAAATCTGACATGTGTTTTGTTCGTAATTGTTTGGCTCACCATAAAGATAAGAAAGAAATTAACGATGTAGAAGTTGTCTTGTAGCTGACACTCTTTCGGGGGCTTAGAGTAAAAAGAAAGCCCCCAACGTTTCACGTTAATATTGCCACATAAAAACATGATAAGCATAAGACAATGCACGTTGGAGGCTTTAATATCTTCAACGCATTATCTTATGCTTTGTTCATTTAATCTCATGTTTTATGTGGCAAGGCAAAGATAAATATAAAATTCAGAAAAACTATGTGTAAATCAGAAATCTTTGCCGAAACAATTAATCTCGTGGCGCAGGAGACCGAAATTACCGCCAGCCGAATACTATCTTCGGATAAGGATACGGAAACCGTAGACGCCCGCTATCTGCTTGTACAGTTGCTTGTTGAAAGGGGAATGTACCCTTCACAGATAGCTCCTAAAATTCACAAGACCAAACGCGCGATAAACTACATGATTTCCAATTTTCAAGAACGTATGGAAGGCGGGAAAATGTTGAGAATATATTGGGAAAACATTAGGAAAGCGTTGGGAAACAACTGATTTCATGGCAGTATCGGTATTTATACTTTTGTGATGCGGTTGATTTTGACCGTAATACAAAATATAAATCTCTATGGAAAGAACGTATGTCTTCAATCAAGACGGGAACAACGGAAATGGTGGCGGAAGCAAATTCGACATCATGGCTATGTTGCCCAACTTGATGGGAAGCAAGGGTGTAGACCCCGGACTTCTCGCTTTACTGAACCAGGGACGTGGCAGCCAAGACCAATGGGGCGGCTCGTGGTGGTTCATCTGGATTATCCTTTTGTGGTTCTGTTGGGGCGGCAACGGCTTTGGCAACCGCTTTGGTAATGGTGGAGGTCTGCCTGCTGAGCTTAACGGTGATGTCGGTCGTGAATACCTGATGTCAGCCATTCAGGGTAACGGTAACGCCATCAATCAGCTTGCTTCTTCTTTGAACTGCTCTACCCAACAGTTACAGAGCGCCCTGTGCAACATCCAGGGACTTATCGCCAATGTTGGCAATCAGGTGGGCATGTCAAGCCAGCAAATCATCAACGCATTCCAGTCCGGAAATCAGGCTGTTCTTACTCAGATTGCAGATTGTTGCTGCAAGACTCAGAACGCCATTACCACAATGGGCTATGAGAACCAGCTTGCGATGTGCAATCAGACCAACGCGCTTGTCAACACAGCCAATCAGAATGCACTTTCATTGCGTGACGGTGCGACCGCCAATACCAATGCTATCCTTGCGAAGCTGGACGCCATGCAGAACCAGGCATTGCAGGACAAGATTGCGGCTCTTACAGCAGAAAAAGCCACTTTGACTGCTGAAATCTCCCAACGTAACCAGAATGCTACTATCCTGAATTCAGTAGGACAACAGATTGCTCCTTTGGCAGCAGGCTTGCAGGCATTGCAGTCCGATGTCGATGGAATAAAATGCAAGATGCCTAACACCGTTCCGGTTGTTTACCCTAATATTCAAGCCATCAACACAGACTGTTTCCGTGCTGCGGCTTTCGGTGCTTACGCCGGTGATGCAATGTATGGACGTGGCGGTTGTGGTTGTAACAACTACTGGGGTTAATTCCGGTAAGAAAGGGGGTAATTATGTGGCCTAACTTTTTTACAGGATTTCCTTTCTTGTTCCCTACTATTGGAAGGGCTAATTTCAATACCCTTCCTACGGTAGCCGTAACAGTCGGCACGGAGAACGTGACTTTGGAACTTCCTAACCATGCGTTCCGTAACAGAAGCTATGTAGGCGGTTTCTATGTCAGTCTCCGCCAGGCAATACCAGCCGGCACGACTGCTACACTCCCGATACTGATAGGGACTAATGGGGATACAAGACCGTTGCTGGCTTACAACAATGAGCCGGTGACTGTCGGCAACCTTGCCGGAACGGGTATCTACGAAATTCACTATAACAAGTACACCAACGAACTGTTCCTTGTTAACGGTGGGTATCGTCCGACAACCGCATCGACACCGACTCCGACAGCAGAAGCAACCGCTCAAAAGAGCAAGTAGTTAACATGGGGCTTTGTGGTTGTTTCCAAAATGGGAATAGCCACTCCCCTTTAAAATCAAACCAATATGTTTCAATCACTTCGTACCAATAACCAGTTGTATATACTTCATAAGGATGCTAACCCGTTTATCGAATACGGTCCGGTAGTCAGCGTTTCCGCTCCCAAGCCGAAATATCCTATGGCATCTCCTATGGGACAGTTGCCCCAAATGGAAATGGTTGTGGATGTCGTTGTCTGTATCAACGGGCAGAACACGACTTTCCAAAATCTACCTGCCGGCATGGATATAGCCGACTTCGGACAGAACGGCAATATCGTAGTGTCATGCTCTCGTGATGCGATGAACAACGAGGTCGCTTCTATGAAGCAGAAAAGCATAGACATTATCAATAGCATGGACTTCCACAATTCCGTCATTGCGGGATGTGACAAGATGCTGACGCTCTTGAACCCCGAATTTGCAGAGAAACAACGTCAGGAGCAGGAAATATCATCTCTGAAAGGGCAAATGGCGGAAATGAGCAAGAACATGTCTGACCTTATGGATTTGAACAAACGGCTTATGGAACAGCTCGGAGTTGCTGAAACATCTAAAACAAAGAAATAATATGGGAATGTGGGAAATATTGGAAGAAGGACGCGGAGAATATGACCGTGACTTCGGTATGAGAGGCAGTAATCCTATGGAAGAAGCCTATAGAGAGGGTTGCCGTTATGGTTACGAGAAAGCCATGCGTGAAATGCAGGGCGGTGAAATGGGCTATCGTAACAGCGGTGGTTCACGCGGTGGAAGCTATAGCGGCGGCTCAGATATGGGCGAACGCCGTATGCCGGGTTACTTTCCGGAATATCCGGTTTACAGCGAACGCCGCGGTTCACAGCCTTACGGTGATGATATGGGCGAACGCAGACGCAGACGCGCCAACGGAGAGTTCATGTAATGGAGAGGGGATTATTCCCCTCTTTTGCCAATCACTTAAAATCAGGAAAATATGAAACAAAGATTAGATACATACGACAGAATACCGCCTGCAATGGCTGACTATCTCAGCCAGTACGGATGGCATTTCAGCAAGAAGATGTGCCTATGGGCTGTTTCCCGCATGAAGATGGAAAATAAATCTACGGGTAAAGAAGAAAAGCTGGAGCCAATCAGCAAAGAGCAGGTAGAGGAGCTTCTGAAAAAGTACAGTGTAAACCTGGAGAAGGATGCAGGGTACGACAGCGTTTACGTGGCAAACATGGCGAAGTCGGATTACTACAAAAGTTCTATCACTGACGAAGCCCATCTCGCATTGTTCATTAAGGATTACATAGATGATGTGGACGCTTACAATGGAATGCCTTTCACGCGGTTCTATGCCGACTGCATAGGCTCCGGCAATCCTATCATGTGGGAACAGATGATGTAGCCTATGATAATACAGGATTTTTACATACCGGATTATGATTGGGAAGTCCGTGTATATTATGCGGTGGACTGCTATTATACCGACCGTATCATCGCCGACCTTCGGCGGGTTGGATGCAGGGGGCTGGATTTGGTGAATGCCTATAAGAACATGCGCTCCTGCAATCTGAATACGGGTATCACTTACTCCAATATCCAAAACAGGCAAACCGTAATGGTTATAGCCCTTACTTCTTCCCCGGCAGAGTTTCAAAACTCTTTCGACCATGAAAAAGGGCATCTATGTCGGCATATCTCACGGGCGTTCGGCATCGACCCATACGGGGAAGAGGCGCAGTACCTTAGCGGATATGTGGGACAGAAGATGTTCCCGGTAGCGAAGAAATTTTTGTGTGAACATTGCAGACGTAGCTTATGTGGAAAATAGTACAAGCCATTTTATCAGGCAAATCCCGGGAAGAAGTATATAACATGCTTTCTCCCGAACAGAAAGAGACGCTGAACAGCCTTGCCGCGGCAAATGGTATAAACCGCCAACAACGTAGAAAACTTGAACGTGATGCGAAAAAAGGATTACATAGATGAACTGCTTGAATTGGCGGACAATGTCCTTTACATGGACTATTGCCGCCTTTTCCAAGTTATCCAATGGAACGTTTAGAACGATTTGAACGGGTTCTCCATTGGGTTATACCGCTTGCTGTTTTGGTGAGGGTATTAGCTTGGTGTCTCTAATTCTTTTACATCCTCTAAAGCCTTATATAGCACATATAGTGTACCCATGTGACATTTGAACAAGTCGGTAGCGCCTTCCTCTACGTATTGTGCGTAATCAAACACCAGTTCGATAAGCTCCCCTCTAAGTTCTTCGGGTGTTATGCTATGTTTGAATAATTCGTCTATTGCGCTAAGGTCGTATTTCTTCTTAGCGGGTGTTGTATTTCTTTCCATGATGAATATTTGTTTAGTCTTTTGATAAAAGCCTGTCCGCAATAGATACGGACAAGGCTTGATGTTATTTGCTTTTACGTTCCTCTTCGAGCATTTCCTCTACATAGGAAACTTTATCGAGGTTAAAATCAAGGATATTTCTTACGTCCTTGTGCATTTGGATAAGTTTGTCTCTGTTGTCACTGAACTTATCCATTGCCCTAATATCCCTGATTATGCGTTGGATAAATTCGCAAACCAATGTAATGCCAATAGCCATTCCGTCAGCCGTATATTGCTCTACTGCCTTATCCATAGCCTTATCCGCAAAATTCATTGGAACCATATTACCGTTTTCATCTTGCTTATAAGTAGTAATTTCTTTCCCGAAAAATTCCTTAAAAGCATCGGGTAATGAAAAGCTTGCATGGGCTTTTAAACATGTAATCATATACTGTAAATCGGCACAGGTAGTTTCTTGCACAATATCCCTCCAATCATCTTGCACCATTTCACCAAGAGCTGTATGATGTCTCAAATCATCTTTGGTTAGGTTTAAAGTTCTTATGCTACCGTCCTCATTGTAATCTGATTCTTCACCTCCATATTCGTTGATAGATTCAATCCTTTTTGAACAAGCATAAAATTTCCACTTCCCTTCGTATTCGGAAAAGTATTCATTAAGTATTTCGTTCCATTCATTAAGCCTTTCCACAACTCCATGAAACCACAATTCCCAAAGAACAGTTTGATAAAAAATAGCAGAATAATCTTTATTCTCTTTCTTAGTGTCCTCAAATGTTCTTGGTGAAGAAAATATTCTTACAGTTTCCAATTCACCAATAATTTTATTAAAATATACCGCCAAAACGCAGCTTTCGTTTACATTGCACATAACGTCATAGAACGGTGTTTTTGTATCTCTTTTCATAATGTATTGTTTACGTTTATCACTAATTTTAGAACCCTAATACATTAAGAAATTCATCAAACTTATCTCCATACCATAATGGTTGAGTTTCTTTCGGATTATTCGGATTTACTTGGTTTTCTCCATACAGAAGACCTTTCTCCGTAATTGACTTAAATTTCTTTTTCTGACCGCGTGAAGAATTCCTTTCTACCTCACACAAAAAACCTTTCTGCATGGCTATTTTATTGAAAGCCTGTGCAGAAATCTGCCTTTCCAGTCCTCTTTCTTCAAGAAGTTTTGTTGCTGATTTTATTATCCCTTTTGACGGGGTATAGTCTGGAAGCGGTAGATTGTACGGTTCAAGTATCTGCTTTGCAATAATTAGCTTTGAGTTCTCGTTCAAGTTCAAGAATTTTGCTGCCCATGTAGCAGCTTTCATCTTGTCGGATATGGTTGGCTGTTTCGTTTCTGTTTTTACCAAACTGATTATCGGTTCGGCTTTTCCTGTTTCCAAATCTCTCCAACGAACAACCAATTTTGCTCTCGTTTCATCATTGAATTTGGAAGCGACATACATACACTCATCGTAATGTAGTTCATAACAAGGACGAGTTTCTCCTTTTGCATCCTTGTATTCAACGAGCGCAAAATTGCGCCCGTTAACTTTCACCCATGCTGGTTCCATATCACGAATAGAGCGCATAACATCTTTGTGGTTTCTACCTGCGAGCTCTGCAATTTCAAGCGAGCTCATTGTTTTCTTGTTTGGATTTAATTCATTTGCCATTTTTGTAACGTTTTATGGCATTGCAGAAAGAAGACGGTCTGCAATTAACCCGCCGTTACACATACCTAAGAGGCAGTTGGGAGGCTATTAACTCTCCACACGGGTTTGCAGACCGCTATAATATACAGCGTTAGCTTACAAACATAAAAAATGCCTGCTAATAGCAGACAACCGTCCGCCTCTTAATATGTGTAACGCTGCAAATATACCTCTAATTTCTATAACGCCCAATAAAAAACTTAATATTTTACTTTTCTACCCCATATCATCGCGTTATACAGCGAAGTGGCATACATCTCAACTTCTTCCTTGCTCTCAAGGAAATCAACCTTAGAGGCTGCTATCATAGCCTCTGTATAAATCTCTTTGTTTAAAATATTATTCTCTTTCATGTTATCTGCATTTAACTTTTGTAAGTCCATACTTAGCCAATCTTAGATATATCGTCCTTACACTTACATCCAACATTTCAGCCATTCTGCGGGGCGGTATCTTTTCTTCCTTGTATAACTTGGTAATGTTTTCTTCCGAAAGCGGGTCAACGAAAGGTTTCTTCGGCTCTGCTATCCCCATCCGTTTACGTGCTTTCGCAGCATATGTTTCATTTTGTTTGTCTTTTGTGACGTAAATAACGGTGGTCTTGTTAAGGCATAGAGGGAATAGCCTTCTTTCCACTTCCTTGTGTTGTTCGGCAAAGCTTTCCGCATCCCCGTTGACCGCAGTGTCAATCTTCTTGTATTTGTCCGGGATGCGGGAGTGTCTGTCTCTGATTATTCTGTCTGCTTTTCTCATTGGTTCAATATATTATACTAAATTTATGATACCACTTGTCCGCATGGCTGAACCATCCTATAATGAATGATTTACCGAAGAGGGTTGCTTTGTATAGTTTACTCATGCGTTTCTTTGTTCTTTAATTTATCAAGGAACTTGCTATCACCCGAATAATCCGCACCGATAGCCTTTTTGCTTTCAATAATCTGTTCCAAAACGGTTATAGCTTCCTTTTTCACTTCTTCTACTTCATTATAACCGCAGGCTTTATCAACCAACTGCTCCATAGTCGATTTAGGCTTGGAAAGAGCCTCATTCAACTTTTCCAATCGCCAGTAGCAGTAATCAATTGTGGCGATGTGCTCTAATTTACTCATGGTTATATTATTCATTTATAATTAATTCACACCAACTATTATCGCTTTCCCAAAACCATTGATAGCCGCCAGCGTGTTTACGCTTTCCGGAACAGCAATTCCTGATATTACGGGCGCAAATGCCAGTCTTTCGTTTCGCATCGTTAGAGGACTGGAAAACACCTTGTAACCGTCCGCTCTTTATGGCTACTACTTTCTTTGCATTGCAGCCCGCTATATTAGGGTTTCCCGTTCTCCCTAAAGCTAATCCTTTAATCATACTTTCCCTTTTATGCGAAGGGATGTAATCATCCCATTTCTTCCCCTTGTTATGAGGGATACTTCCTTTTAAAAACCGCCCGTTAATAGGGTTGCGGTTTAATCGCTGTGGAGGTATATATAATTCATTCATCTTTAAATTCAAGTTTTGGGTTACTGATAGTCTTGCTATTCCTTTTCTTTGTCTTAACCATTCTCCGATAAACATCATCAATCAATTGCTTAAGCTCATTGACGTAGCTTCCCATACTCCAGCCTTCGAGTTGACACACCATTAAATCAAATTCTATTTCTTGTAGTAGCTTTACTTTAAACCTCTCGCGTGCAAAGACATTTACCCGTTGGCGCACATTACGGTTAATCATCGGGTCTTGTTTGGGTTCTTTGTTATTGGGAGTGTTTCTTTTCACGGGGTAGTGGTTGTCTGCTATGTTGTTAACATGAACATTCAGAGATTTTACAAGAATTCTTACTCCTCCGTTTAAGACGCTTTTCCCGTTTGTGTAAAAGTCGTATCCGGTCAAAGGAGAACCAGTATGCTTGTCAATGGAGAAACCCTCAGGTGGTTTATCGTAGAGTTCCCAATTCATGTATTTACTCATGGTTGTTTTATTTCAATAACTCCGGGCTGTCGTAAATATTACCTACATATCTAATCCCGAACATATCTATCATTTGTCCTATTGGCTTATTTCCAAGATTTTGAGACAGAACTTCTAATAGCACAAAAGAACCGATTTTATCACTATACACTACTTCACATAGTACACCAGCGCATTCAACCAAATCATGCTCATATATTTCTCTATCATTGTATTTAACTCCCGTGAACTGACCAACAGTTTCAGCCCATACGTCATCGCACCGGCAGTCTTCCGGAGAATATATCTTTGCCTTGTCTGTGAGGATAAGTCCGTTTTCGTCCCTTCCGGCAGTATAGAAAAAAGAGAGAAATCCATATATCCATTTCCCCGTATCAGTGCTTTTTCCTCTGAATTTTATTTCACGTTTCATAATCAATATCTTTTCTCGTTTTTAATCAATCAGTTCAAATTCATATACGAAAACATAAGGATCGGATGCCCATGTACCTTTGCCGGAGACTTTATCTATCAGTTCTGCGAATGCGTCACGAGGATCATTGTAGTCGGGTATATCTGCGTAATGGAATGAATAAAAAGGAATATCCTTTTGTCCAGCATCCCATTTAAAAATTCCTTCCTTAAAGCAATCTTCATCGGAAATGCCTTGCAACCGTTCTATCTTGATGTTGGTAATGCGGATATGATGGGGCATGAGGTCAGCGCGGACAAACATTTTATTTTTCCAACCGGGTGCGAATTTAGTTTTAGTATAAAATCCTATTCCGTCCCTATCATTAAGTGCAATTTCGGGATTCATCCCTAAACTTTCATAACATTGTGCAATGGCAAAAACTCCACCAACCTTGTACTTCGGCTGAATAAACATTGGAACAAAGTCATTACAGTCCTTATCATATACAAGAATCTCAAAAAGGGGGCTAACATCATCTGATTCAGTAATCCTAAAACATCCAGCAGGATTTTCTTGATATGCTTTCGGACACTTAATGATTCTTCTTGTCTGCGTCTTCCGACCATCCAATACAGCCTGGGTTAGACTGTATTTATCATTGAACATTATCTTCTTCATTGTATCTTTTTTTTAACTCTTTCAAAACAATCTCCATACCTTCATCCAGTCCTTTCTTGTAGCCTGATATATGCTCACCTATGTTGTAAACCAAGCATCCTGCAACGATAAGAATAACTCCTACAGTCCTATGCCAATAGAGAAAGGATACACTGAACGGTGAGAATGTCAACCGGAAATGCCCGATGAATAATGCTGATATGATGAATATCGCAAGAAAAAATATTAGGTTTGCTTTCATAATCATATAAGTTTTAATATTTCTCAAAATTTGGGATTTGTAAATAGAAAGAGTTTCGAGACATGGGAAGCCAACACTTTTGCTCCTCATTGCACGTATTCCAATTATCTTCCCCAAATTCATCATTTAATGCTTCCACTATCTTATAGGCTACATCTTTTACAAAACGAGTATTAAGCATCCTCTTGCCTTTAATAACGATTGTAGGTGTATAGAATGAAATTTTATACTCTCCGCCATTTTCTATCGACCAACTACCTTGGGCTACTGTAATATGCGGATTAGTTTCGTTTTTATACTCTTGTACTATACTTAGATAGCCATTAAAATAGTTGGCTATTAGCTCCGACTTATATACTTTTAGTCCCGTTGCTTTTTCTAAAAGTTTTCTAAGTCTATAAGCATCATTTACAACAGGGTCCATTCTCATATAAGTTTTAAAGTTTCTTGTATTCCGGCTTCAAGTGCTTCCTCGTAGCTTTTATAATGCACCAAAGGCCTGTCGGATAATCCCACTAAATCATGGTTCGGTATTGTTAGTATATCATATATCCAATAGTCTCCATACATATAGGATACTTCAACGTGTAGCTTCTTGGTTTCACGCAGCCACTTTTGTGTAACGGATTGAGTAGGATGGGAACATACTTTTATTGGTAACTCGCTATTTGTTCTATTGGTACCATATTGTCTACTATCTTCAATATTAATAGCAATCATACATGGCTCATTAAATCCTTTCTCTTTCAGCAGCTTCGCTGTCTCTAATGTTACAAGTTCTTCGGTCATGGCTATTGTCTTTTCAAATTAATAATCTTCGTTTCGTAGTTGTCAAGCCCCTTTTTATGGGTACGGATAATCACTATACTATCATTGAGATAAGTCACGCTTCCCTCAATTGTACGGTGTTCTATAGGGTATTCTCCAGAGTTATTGCACCCGAATAGTGCAACTGTTGCCAAAAGGATAATTATTTTCTTCATACTTTAAAGTGTTCAATCAGTTCGTTTACGGTAGCCTTATGATAATATAATAAGTTAAAATCATTAGGCATCCCATAGAAATCCATTCCAGGTAAACTGCCATCAGAGCCATCCCGATATATACCCCAATCGCCCTTACCATTGGTGAATAGTTGATTATCATCTGTATCATCTCTCAATGAAGCGATAGCTAAGAAAAACTCCTCATTAAATCCGCAATCAATAAATTTCCCACATAAAGCACTATGTTTGTCAAAAAGGATGTCAAAAGAATCCGCAATCACATAATTAGGAGTATCAAATCCTTTCATTGGATATTGATAAGCCCATATTATACTACAATTATTTGTCCATTCAGGAGAGTCGTTGAAATACCCCAACTCTTCCAGCTTCTTTCGAAGCTCCGGTGTATTTTTGCGTATAAAACACGGTGTTGTAAATCCCATAGTTATTCCTCCTTATCTATCTTAATATCTGTCACTTTGCCACGATTGATAAAACGTTCATCAGAATTATGCCTTCCAGCAATTAATGTACATAAGAAAAAATCTATTTTATCGCATTTTTCTTCCAAGCTGCAATTGTCACACGAGTAGTTTTCTCTCATTGGCACAATTTCATGCAGCACTCCGTCTATTATTATTCCGTTCTTTATTTCCATGATTAGTTCCCTTTCAATTTCTTTATTAGTGAATCAGCGAAACCAATACTCCATTCTGCCACCATATTTGAGTCAGCATCCATTATCTGTTGATGTGGATTGCTACAGAATCCTTGCATTGCAGCCTTCGCCAGTTCATAACGCCTGTGCTCCCAATCAATAGTTTCAAAATTATCAAAGAAGTCGAGTTCTGACACTTTGAAATACCTACCATTCACTAAGGCAGTCCCAACGTCGAATAAGCCTTCAACCTCTACAATCGTTCCGGTTGCTTTTATTCTTGCTTTCATAACTATTCTTTAGTTTTAATATACCTGTTTTCAATACACCAGCACAACATCTCGTAGGCTACATCTAATAGATTTCCGGCAACTTTAAAAATGAATGGTTCAGATATGCCTCTTTGGTAACTTATAGCCCAAGGACCAGAAAAAAGAGGTTCAACGCACATCTTATACATTACACCGAAGTCATTTATGTATCGCGGTAACTTGCTGAGAATATCCTGCAAGGTGTAAGTAAATTCTTTTTCTCGTAATGATATGTCTGCATACCCCATTACATGAAGTACCCATTCGTGTCTTGTGGCAGAACCTCTTTGAAATATCATACTTGCATCACTCGTATCTAATCCAAGTTCCTGCAAATGTTTCATTTGGTCTATTGATAATACTTGTTTTGATTCCATTTCTCATTCCTTTTTAAACACTCTTGCATAAAGCATTAAATTTGAATTTATCACAGTTTATAGTATCTTTGTTAAATCTGTCAGTACATTTATAATAATGCTTACAGTTGTAACAAACCCTTTCAAATTTTTGCTTTTTCTTTACTTTATGATATTTCATTTTTCACTCCTTTCTCCTTAATCCGTTCCAGTACATCCTTGTTGGCTTCGAGTATATCATCGAAAGAGGGGATGGGCATCCAATAGGTAATGCCTAATCTTTCTTTATTAACATTTGCCCCGGTTTCCCATTCACCCAAAGATGAAAGCTGGCAAATAAGGAAGCCATAAGCCCCTCTTGTCAGAACCACGGTATTATTTTCTGGCAACCGTTCCTCAACGCTTATCCACGGGGATTGCCTTGACTGCCAGTCTGCACCTTTCTTAAAAGCCCGTAATGCAACCGATTTTGCCAATGCCTTGATAACTATACAGTCTCTTTCATCATAGGCAAGCTCTGTATCTTTATTATATGTACTTTCACTCCAATGAGTGCGGGCTGCTTCTTCTACTGTCTGTTCATAACTTATCCTTATTGAATGTTCTGATTTATGTAGTTCACAATCTTTTCCAACTTGCTTGAAGCAAAATTGGTTTCATGATTTAATTCTCCATATTAGGTAGTAAATCTTCGATGTATGCCCAGCGCATATAATGATTCTTTTCCGAAAGTTCTTCCCATGGCTTGCTTTGGGTTAAATAGACCAAATCATAAGCACTGTCAATATCCTCCACAATGAGCATCTTCCCTTTGTCTGGCCTTTCGCTTGCATCATGCCACGCGCTGTTGATTCGCCAGTTCGCACCCCATTCAGCAGCTTTAGTGTGTTCAAAAAATCTATCTACAAAACCCGGATTATTCGAGTCTGTTACAAACGTATTTGCATAAAGATGTTCCTTTATTGCTTCCTTGATGTCCTTTTTCATTCTTCAACTCCTTTCTATTTAGTTTTACGTTAATTGTTTATCGAAAATCTTAATACATTCAAATAAATATTTTGCCACTGTTGGATTTACCGCATTGCCGATACTTCCAACTCTGTGTGACCAATCGGGAAACCCATCATCATTTCTAACAATGCTATGCGCTGGGATTTCAAGAATCCTTTTTGTGCAAGTATATCCGACACTCGTATCTGATGTCCACTGTTTAAATATCGAGTTAATGCTTCCACATTTGCAAACGTCGCCTTGTAATCCGATTTTGTTGGAGTAGGCAATAAGATAAAGTCTTTCCCTTTTGTGTGGGTATCCAAAAGCGTAGTTTGATATACATTGCCATTCCGCATTATACCCGATTTTGGAAAGGTCGCATAGGACTTGTTCGAGACCGGAAATAGTGAGAGCTGGCGAATTTTCAATGATGACGTATTTAGGTCTAACTTCCCATATAATTCGGTACATCTCACTCCACAACCCGGAGCGCTTTCCCTTAATACCTTCACGTTTTCCGGCAACACTGATGTCTTGACACGGAAATCCTCCACTAATGATGTCCACATATCGGAGTCCGGTTGTTTTTGTAATATCTGTGAATCTTTCTGCATGAGGAAATTTGTTTTTTAATATTTCACCTTGAAATTTTTCTATCTCACAATTCCACAAAGTGTCAATTCCTGCCATTTCGGCACCTAATTCAAAACCGCCAATGCCGCTAAACAGAGAGCCGTGTGTCAATTCGCTTTTCTTCATTTCCATAATTCAGAACCACTCTTCATTCGCTCCAACCTCTACCGAGAGCCAGTCCATGAGGAGGGTTATAAGGTTATAAATAAGTTTCATCTCGCTAAACTTTTATCGCGTTGGCAATATTATCCGCATCCGACAGCTTTCTTACCAGCACATCAAATGCTGCTGTACACCGCTCTGTGTTCATATTGACCGTTTTCCCGATTTTCAAACAGTCGGAAGCAAGGTTCATCATCCTTGTCACATTGGAAAGCTTCAGGTATTCCAACGTAAACCCGTTAAACCGTGAATCTTTCTTTCGAAGCTCTTTAATCCTTTCGTCAAACTGGATGCAGGCGTAATCACATAATGTCCTTGCAAGTTCGAACCTTGCAATCTCTGCGGAATGGGATATGCCGTTATCGTCAAGAGCCTGCTTGAACTGCCAATACAGCATATCCACGTGCTTGTTCACTTCTTCCGTGTACTTGTCGTTGCAGTCGGCGAAAAACTCGCTCCGGTCTGAACCGATAACGCTGTTTACAGTACGCTCGTATTCCTTTCTTGCCTTATCGGCATCATTCAAATACCGCTTGAATGCCTGTTTGTAATAAGGCGTTCTTTTCATTGCATGCAGGCACTCGATAACCTGCCCGCAACAAATGTCGTTCGTGAGCAATATGTTGTAGGTGCACAGAACTACAAGGCTCTCATATTTGCTGATTATCTGATTTGCCGTGTCGGTAGTCATTGCCTTGCCTGTTCTGCCTTGTTCATATTCTTGTTTCTGCTCTCTTTTGCAAGTTTATCAATCATGCGCTGATACTTCCTTGCCACCAACGGGCAGCGTATGCGCATTGCATTGTCACGCTGCCACTCCAATTGTTCGATTTTCTTTTCAATCTCTATGTCCATGATTATTTACCGTTTGTTTCTTATTTGGATAAACCCTCGTTTTTCGCATTCCTTCAACAGTTCCATATCTTCATCCCTTATATCACATGGCGTCTCATGATTAACACTCATGTAATCCGATATGCCAAACTTTTTGCATATATCATAGTAAAAGCGTCTTTGCCTGCCTCTTGTCGTCCAACATATTGTAAGTCTCATACTTTATTGTCAAATTTATGTTTTCGCCAATACTTATAATTGGCGTACTCTCCACGTCTATCAAACATTATACGCTCGAATGTACCAACACGCCGCAATGCTTCGTTTGCGTACAGGTCTCCACCGGCTATCTTAGCTTTCAACATCTCAATGTACTCTTCCCGGCTATACTCTTCTCCGGTAAAAACATTAATTTTTTCTTCCGGCATTGAGTGTATCACTTCATCCCGCTCCTTATCGTAAGTGGCAAACCAGCTCATGATGACAGAACCGTCTATTTTGCCGTAAAATCCACCGTATGATGAGTTTTCCCTTGCCCGTTTAAAACAAAGGCAAACGTCCTCAATTCTGAAATAATAATACTTGTCAAGGATAGAGTTTACAATGGATGCTACTTGATAATCATTCATATCCTCGCGGCTACGGCCGTAAAACAACAGAGTGCCTTCTATGAACTTTACAAGAACCGCCTTTATGCAGGTTTCGTTATCTTTCCTCCATTGTGATAATTGTATGGGAGGTGCGTTTATCGCTTGGCTTATGGAAGTTATCTCATTACTGATGTTCTTGCAGATAGCAATCAGCTGCCTGGAAGATAGAACCGCTATTTCCTTGCTTGTTAGTGTGATTTCTGTTCCCATTGTCTTTTAGTGGAAATAACCCTTGGTAATTATTACTCATGCTTTGCTCTATTATTGCAATCATCATCTGCTTGTCACCTCCCGAAAGAGTTAATAGCTTCCGGTAACATGCCTCTGCTCCGGTCTGCTTGTATGGCTGCCCCCTCTCTTTTTTGTAGTTGAGCCAGTAGATGAATATATCCTTGTATTCTTCCTCTACGAAATAGAGGTCAAGCACTTCTTTCTTCCTTATTGAGTTTCTCCCGTCTATCCATGCTTTCGCTATTTCATTTCGGATTTCGGAAGGATATTTCAACGCATACTCTTCTGATTGCTGCTTTATTGTTTTCATATTATTACTTTCTATATGGTATTAAGAAATTTGTTCACGAAGTAAACTTGTCCTTTGCCACTAACTTTTGTAGTCAATGTAGTATGTAAAACGCCATTACTTCCAGAGCGTACGCCTTTTTTGATTACAAACAACCCTTGTTCTATGTATTTCTGATTTGGCACGTTATATCTTTCTCCATGCTTGCCCAAATATCCGTTTTTACGCATCCATGCAAACAATCTCTTTTCGCCTATATCGTATCCATTCTGCGCAATTAATTTTGCAAGCTCTCCGATAAGGCATGAACTTTCCGCTCCACTAAATGCGTTTGTAAAGGTTACAGCAGGTTTGGTTTCTTCAATTATGTTTTTGTTCTGTTCTTTGAGGATTTGATTTTCGCAAGCCATTCTTTGCTTTTCCTCGCGTTCGTTCTTTAATTGTGTGGCAAGGCTGATAACAAGGTCGGGGTTGTTTATCATCTGCTCCAAAGTTGGCTGCGTGGCGGTCATACCGTATTTAAGAAGCTCATCTACTCTCATATCCACCCATACCGCTAAATCGGAATTTAGTTTTTGTGCAACACGAATAGCGACAAGACGGTGTGCCCAAGTGCCTGGATTATCTCCACCTCTCTTAACTATCAGTAAATCAGCCAAACTAAAATTTTTTAGTTTGGAAAGTGATGTGCAATAATCGCTGATTTCCTGCGAGTTAACAATTGTGGATAAATTCTTATCGGGATAGGCTTTCGCCATAGCCGTAAGGTTTACCATAACATCACTCCCTTTCTCAAAAGGAATTATATTTCCGTTGTAATCGAATTTAATAATTGAAGTATTCATAATATTTAATTTTTTAGATTTTACTCAATAGAAAAGTTTCTCTCCCTTTTTTCGGAAAGTGAGGTAGCCCGACAAAAGGCTACCCAACACGATAAGTATTTCAATCATGGCTATTACTTCTTGACTATTCCTGTTTTTCTGTATTCCGCCCACTTGTCGTACTGCTTCGTCTTTACGAGGAAAGAGAAGCACGAGCATTTTAATTCAATCTCCCTGCGTTCGCTCCATCTTGTCCATTCGAGAAGTTTTTTCGTAAACTCCAGTTCCTTTTCGAGCTTTGCGATTTTCCGCTTGTCGGCTGCGCTTGATTTTACAACCTTTGGCGCAATCTCGTTCACCTTGTGAAAGACTTCACGGTACACATCAAATACGGGGCGAACTTTGCGGGCGATGAAGTATTCTAAGCAGGAGACGGAGAGGTGGTATTCTATTGTTGGTCTGCCGCCTTTTGGGTTTTCCGCTTTTTGGCGCAAAACTTGATAATCAACGTCTTGGATGAAGTTTTTAGTTAATTCTTTAGTCGCATTATCTTTTCTTGAATAGGCAAGCATCCAGCAACTATCAAGGTTAACAGGGTAGGGAACATTCAGTTTTGAAAGTTCTAAAATAGCTTTGAAATAGCGTTTGATTTCTTCGGTTGAAGAAGATAAGGATAGAGTTGTTGCTTTCTCGTTAGCAACTAACGTAGATTGTGGGGTACATATTATTCTCCCATTCTCCAATTCTAAGTTTCTTGGCATTGTGATTAGAATTTGAGTTATGTATAAAAAGAAAGCTGTCCGCTTCCCTGTTTTCCGCCAAGAAACACTACTATCAGCAAAGATACATAGTTCACAAGGGAATACGAACAGCCTATATTTATAGATATAATCTGTCGAATGGATATAAAAAATCCATATATCTAAGCTAATAAAGATGTTTTCTTGGCGGGAAAACACCGCAAAGATACACACTCAAACCAAAATGCCAAAAGAAAACTATATTTTTTTAATCCAAAGTCTTAATCACAATCTCGACACGAGGATTGTCCTTATCAACGAATTTGCGTGCATGGATAAGGCAACAGTTATTATCGTTCTTTATACACTTTATACGCTGTAACACGTCAAGTTGCAGTTTCAATACATTATCCAAATCACTACGTTTGCTCGGATAATACACGTCAATGTGGAACTCAAACGGCTCGTTTATATTCAAATCCCTCAACTTTCCAGCCTGCCAAATAAAAGATTCCTCATATTTTTTTAATGCAGGAGTCTTAGCCAAACATCTGTGTCCGTTAATGGTTACTATCTTGTAGCAATTAGCCTTTGATGGGGCGTTACCTTTTATGGCAGCTTTATATTCCATATCATATATGCTTTATTTTAAGTTCAACATTCACCGGCTTGTCCTTCATCGTGGAGAAAGCATCGAGTATCCTCTCCTTAGTCAACTGGATAGGTCGGGTCATTATTTCACTCTCTATGTTTTCCAATGGTATCTTCTTTCCGTCATAAGTAATAAGAACCGCAGAAGTTATTACGTAAGGACTCATGTCTTGTATTGTTTCTTTATCTGCCTTGCAATCTTCTTGTTCAGCTTACTTAGACGCTCTGCCTGCTTGCTGTCACCTCCAATATTATGAATGTCTGACTTTCGGTCTGCGATAAGCTTCTGAATGATTGCACCTTCGGATTTGGTTATTGTAAGTTTCATTCAAGTTTTTATTTGAATCCCCATTCTTCCATGTAGTCAATGTTTTCAGGAAATCCTTCTACCGATTTGGGACTAAGGAATATTTTCTCACTTTCTAATTTCGAGCCTCCCCATTCAGTAGGTGGGCAGTTTTCGTATTCTTCTTTAGAAACTTCACTTACATTAAAATGGGGTTGGAAGCCATATCCCATTACGCTTTCCCCTAAGTAAGTACCAAACTTCTTTAAAGCCCATTGAAATGCAATATCTTTATATAGGTAATGTTTAGAAAACACAGCCACATATATTTTATGAGAGAAATTTCCTGTTTCTGTTAAGTCAGGATTACATCTGATACAGAAATACTTAATACGTGAAAGTATTTCTTCAACAAACCTTTCATGCTTTTCGCAATCTTCTTTCGTTAAGAACTCTTTCCCGTCATTTGCAATGTAAATAGTCTTGGTAATTTCTTTTGTTTCCATGCTGTTTTTTATTAAAGCCCCGAAGCGTATTCTCCGGGGCACAACCATTATTTACTAACCCTTGCCATTTATGTGTGGCTCACATTTATGTGGAGATGGGGCGATTCGAACACCCAATTAAGGACTTATCCTTTTGCGCTACTTCTAAGGTTAATTACTCCTTATATCTCACGTACCGTACTTTCTACCATGTGCACCTCTCGAAAGTCAAAAGCACTCCACTGCGCACCCCCATTTTCGCCCGCCCCATCTTCACAGACCGGACAGGCAGGTTAACAAAGTTATTCCATATAAGCCATTGAAAACTCTTTCGGAATAAACCGCCCGACCGGGATAGGTTTAGCAGATTCAATGGCTGTATGGATTTCCCTCTTTCTGAACTCATGTCCCTTTTCTTTGGCTTGTTTCTCACATTCTTCCTCTTTGTTTTTGAGATAGTGGGTAATAAGCATCATCGCTCTGTCAACGTTGAAGGTGTTCACGACAAAGGTTTGGACTCTTTCGTCTTCATTCTCCCCTTCCGTGAATGTGATTTTCGTCTCAATCTGATAGAATTTCTTTTCATTGGGCTTGGAATCTCCCTCTTCTTCATCTTCTTCCGTTACAGAATCGTTTAAAAGGAATGTATCTTTTAATTCTTCGAGGGTGGCATCATCTATCTTGCGTTCTTTCAAATTGTCAGTAAGAATCACGCAAGAATCGAATTCCTTGACCATTGTCAAGGTGAATCCGAACATATAGTTTAGTTCGATGTAATCTTTCAAGATACTACAAGAATTCTCCAATCCGGTGGCATACAGCAGGAACTTATGTTTCTTGTCCCCTATTTGTGCCTGTGCAAGATAGGGATATAAGAATTTGTTCTCGTTCTCGAATGCCAAGCGGTTCTGGTTGCTGACTTCCACTTCCTTGATGCCGTCAGCTTCCATACTGAAACGAATTTTCGCCAAAGTGTCTTGGTCTATCAGCGTGCCACGGTCAAAAAGAATTTCATTCCGTTCGATGATTACTGTTTCACCTGTATCTTCATCAATGAAAGACTCCTCCCATGTTTTGAGGACACGTTTTGCAAACGTACATGTTGAGCATCTTTTTCGGGTCAGATGTCACATACCTGATTTCTGTTTTTCTTGTTTCTATCATAGAAATTCTTTATTGTACATTGTTTAACAAGTGCTTCTTGTAATTAGAGCGTACAAACGATTGTTCTTCGTCATTTAAAGAGTATGCCTTTACCATGAACTTCATTGCCATATCTTCGTTATTGTCGGACAACGGATAGTAATCAGTGGCAAACTTGCAAGAAAGCGTTTCAAGACGGTCGTATTTGTTGCGAACCTCACGAACACGTTCTGTTATCTCCTGTACTAATTCAGCCGATTCGGAAAGTTGCTTTTCGTATTCCTTTTTATCTTTCTCCGCTTGTTCTTTCATTACCTTGTTCTGTGCGGCAAAATTTGAAATCTTAGCATATAGTTCATTGGAGTAAGCCCAGCCTGAAAGAATATCAAAATCTGAGTTCCCGTTGAACTTGTATCGTTCACTCTTTTTAAGGTACTTGTATTCACTTCCAAGTCTATTCCAATCGTAATCAACTTTTCGTAAAGACTTTGCACTTTTCAGGATTTCCGCAACCTTAGTAGCTTCCTCAATGTCAGTAAAAGCAAAACCATCCAAAAGTGGGATAGAGAAATACTGTGTGTCGGCAGGTTCAATCTCGAACAATTCTGGAACTTTCGGTTTATCTAAAAGTTTAATGCCTTCCTCCATCATGCGGAGTTTTATCATTTTTTGGACATCTTCGTCCGACAAAGCGATTATTTCTTGCTCTGTCATTTCGCTAATATTCTTCATAATCTCAATATTTTAAATAAATTCTTTATTACGTTCAATTTCTTGTTGTGCGTAGATAAGCATCTGCTGTTCATTTGCGGCAGGTAAGTAAATGCCAGCTACTGATGCCGACCAATTTCGGAAACGGTCAATGCTTAAAGTCATTTCACCTGTTGTCAGCTCGGCAGAACTGCGCAAATAGGTTACTTCATTGCCTTTCTTGTTGACCATCTTACGTTCAAACAAATCACGGTTGCAAGTCCTCTTATAAAAATCAATTTTTGCTTCGTCGAGACTGCAACCGTACTCACTACCGAAATACCCTAAAAGAAGATGCAAGTAGCTGTTTTGGGCAAGCGTGCGGTTAGGTAGTTTCTTTTTCACTTCCACCACCGCACGTTCACTAAACAGCTTGTTTACATACTCCTTGAACTTGGGTATTTGATATTCATTCTTCAAGTCGAACAACATACGCTAAAAAGGCAAATCGTCCTTTACATTGCCATTAGCATCAACCGGAGGCGGGAAATTCTGCGGCTGTTGCTGATAGGTCGACTGTGGCGCTGGCTGTTGTACCGATGTTGTTTGTTGGGATTGCGATACACCACCACGCGCATCTATTTTGTAGCACCGAATAGATGCCATACGTTTGAGTTCTCCGTCTTGATTCGTCCAAGAACGTCCTTGTAAAACAAATGATACAGTAACAACATCACCCTGATTAAAGCGGTCAAGTTCTGCACACTTATCGCCTGAAAACTCTAAGGGAATAATGTTCTCATACTCGCTACGCTCTCCCGTATAAGGGTCGTAAGTGGTAGCATCTAAAATGAACTCCCGTTTTGTAAACGAGGAACCACCGTTTTTGGATGGTATTTGAACAGTTTGTCCGATTTCGATTATCCGTCCGGTTATTTGGTTTGCCATTAATTTTCTCCTCCAAATATCTTTTTATCGGTTATAAGTTCTCTGTTTTCTTCCAAGAACCGGATAAACTCCTCACAATGATTAGTAAGAATAGGAATATCACGTTCAGGATTGAAAACGTATGTTTCTGTATAGGTATCTACCACATAACCGCCTTTGTTGAACTCTACAATGTTGTATTCAAACGTCCGCACATCCGAACCGTTCTTCATCAAAGCGTATGGATAAACCAAATGTTGGTGGTGGTCTTTGAACTTCCCTACGGTATAGCTTCCAATTGTTTTGATGTCGTGAACACTGGTAGGCATCAGTTCGTCAATCAGACCATAAACCAATACACTACCGTATGCAGTAGGCAAGATGGCTTCTACTCTTTGTTGGGTTAATGCCCCTTTGTAGTAGTTGGCAAACTCGCGGCAAAGGTCAATGTGAAAAGTGAAAGTGCGATTGTTGTAAACAGCTTTTATTCCGTAAAGTGTTCCGTCATCGTGATATGCCTTGCTAATTTCCATTATAGAAGATTTACGGTTCTCAATCATACAATCAATGATTTCATTGAAAGCCGTGCCACGGTCTGCCGCTTCACTATCAAACGGTTTGCGGTTAATACGGTCTATCAGTTCTTGAAACTGCTTCTGCCGAAACTCTTCTTCCGTACATGGTGGATTCTCACTCCACCCATAATAACGCTCATATATGACATCGCTATTAAGGTAATTGAAGTAAGAATCCAATAATGTTGCATATATACGATAGTTAGGCTGCATCTGAGTAGATTTTAGTTTCCTTATTGAATATCAGTCCCAAGGCCTTTACCTTTGCAGCAAACAAACTTCTCGCCATCATCAAAGAACTACCAACGTGTTCAAACTCATTAATATGAGAGGCGAACTCATTAGCGGACTTAGCATCAGTTATAAATTCGATACTTTCTTTGATTTCCTCTATCACCTTGTTGTATTTGTCAATCTCGGCTTTCTTTACTTGCAGCATTGCAAGATAAGGATTAATCACTTGTGTGGTGATAAAATCATTCTTTGCAGTCGGATTACCGTTGGCATCCAAATTTGTGGGAACTTCCATCACACTTGGCAGGTTACAGGTGTTCTTTCCGTCATTTCTGTTGGTCGGGTCAAAAGTGATTGTACACTTAACTCTACCATTCTCGTTCTTGGCTTCCATGTAGCCCAATAAGTCAAGTTCGGTAACAATAGAGTTGTAGGACTTCTCACGCAAAGCCGGAATAAATACTGTATCGTCACCTTCTTTCCGTGTATCACGGTGGGCAACGAAGATGATATTTTTGTTCAAATTGGATAAATTACGTACAAATCCGCTAAACTCTTGGTTAATGCCACCCCAATCTCTTATCTGTGGTTGCCTTGTGCCGCATTTGTAAGAAATGATATAATCCATCATCTTGCCGATGGTGTCTATTACTATTGTCTGATAACTGGACAAATCTTCTTGCAGAACCTGCTGGGCGTCCGTCCACGATGTTATCTGTACAATATCAACTCCATCCAAGTGGGACATGTTCACACGCTTCACACCGTTATCGAAGTCCAGTAATAAAGGTTTGGGGGCACTCAAAGCGGTTGTTGTTTTTCTCATACCCGCTTGACCGTACACCATCATTTTGATAGTAGTCGGTATTACCAATTCGTTTGTTTTTTTAATAAGTGGCATAATATATAATTTTAAATTCAACAATACCTTGATAAGCCTTGACTAAGGCAGATGTTGGTTCTTTCTTCTTCCAAGCTCTTTTCTGTATATCCCAATGAAATACGAGCGGAATATTGTTTCAGCCTTTTATTAGAGGCTTTTCTATCTTCATTCAAGAGGTTTTCCTCTTTATTCTTTGAAGACTGTTTCACTTTATTTTCCATTGTATTGTGTTTTTAAACCGCCCGTACAAGGTTAAAGGGAAGCGGTGCGCACTTCGCTTCTCTCACGGCTTTTAGTACGGTAATAGCACTACCTTTGATGCGGATGGAATAAATTGTTATTTCATTTCCACTGCCTCTCCATTCACTAAAGAATAGAAAGTATTCTCTTTGATTGACTTACCGTCTACTTTGAACGCTTTAACTGAAATGATAGGATAAGTGCTCCCGTCCCATTCTCCACGTTCAGTAAGCACAATCCAGCATCCTAATGCTCCCTTTGCCTTGCAATTCTTTCCGGCAGCAAGGGCTATGCTTTCTTTGCCGGTAGCTGATGCAGCGCCTCGGTTGCCGGTAGCTGATGCAGCGCCTCGGTTGCCGGTAGCTGATGCAGCGCCTCGGTTGCCGGTAGCTGATGCAGCGCCTCGGTTGCCGGTAGCTGATGCAGCGCCTTGGTAGCCGGTAGCTGATGCAGCGCCATAGTCGCCGGTAGCTGATGCAGCGCCTTGGTAGCCGGTAGCTGATGCAGCGCCTTGGTAGCCGGTAGCTGATGCAGCGCCTCGGTTGCCGGTAGCTGATGCAGCGCCTTGGTAG